TTTGCAGCGGACTAACGACGTGACCTACACGTAATGTGGCAATGAAGTATTTACCGTTTTAGCTTCATTGAATGACCAAACGGCGTCATCCAGGAGACGTAAAAATTCATACTGATGAGACTGGACGAAACACAGAGAGAAACTATTAACTCAACTTACTAGTAGTTAATAATGGCTCTGTGTCTGTGAATAAAAATCACAGCAAACACGTTTGACAGCCTGGAATAGACAGGAAAGTAATCCCAAATTACTTCGATTCTTTATGCATTCTTTGTGAAGGAGTTCTTCGGTTTTCTTTAAGTAAAAGAAAATGGAAGTAACTCTGACAAACGGACTTATAGCTCAGTTGGTTAGAGCAGCAGACTCATAATCTGAAGGTCGTGGGTTCAATCCCCTCTAGGTCCACTATAAATAACAACTAAAACCTCGCGATAGTATAAAGAAACACGACAGAACAATTGTTACTTACATATAAAAAACAGATTATCTAAAATGAAACGGAAACATCAATTTCATCGCGAAAATTGTGCAAATACAATACGCGAAACATTTAAGGACATGTTCGATAGAACTATAGTCCTTGCTGGGAAACACGCTTTTGAATGGTCTATTATGGTATGCGACCATGGCGTAGTTACACGAGTAACATTCTCATGCCGAGAAGATGCTCGTAAAGAATATGAGAGATTAAAAAGACTAAAATAATTCCTATGTTCCTGCCACATGGCAATTTAGTTGTAAAAATCCCATTAGATTACATTCGTTGTGAAACGCGTGTAATCATTCAAACTCAGCCGAGGAGAGTATAAAATTGTGACTGACGAGACTCGGACGAAATATGCATAGCATATCTCACATTTGACTGTACCATTTTTAGTGCATAATTGGTAAATTTTAGTTGTGCGCACACCTGGTATGTGAATATAGGGTGTGCTCTTTGGAGTATGGTGTAATGGTAGCACTACAGATTTTGATTCTGTCAGACCTGGTTCGAGTCCGGGTACTTCAACGAAATATTGTAACAGTTTTTGCATGTTTTTACGTGAATAATAGTAGCGTATCTTAAAAAACATACTGGAGAGAGATCGAAAGGTCTATTTTAGCATTAGTTAAAGTCCCTGCTAAGGGCAATTTTATGTCAAACAATCTTAATTCATTTAAAGGCAAACATGTACAAGGATTCTGTTCAGCTTCAGAATTAACAGTAGTAATCGATGGCGAAAAACATCCGGTATCTATACAATTTAATAGATTATATCAGGTACACGACGTCTGCCCTCGTAGAATAGAGCTACCAACGAGAACTGTTAATCTGTTCGATGACCTACACGGCCGTCCAAAGGATTCGATCACAGAATACCTTATGTACATCTAAACGTACATTTAATCCATATCAAAATGGGAAAGTTACTAAAATTCATGCCAGCATTCTTGATGTCTATGTACATCATAGGAATGCTAATGATTATCGGTGCACTTGTAGCAATTTGCGCCGGTCCAACCATACTGAATAAAGTGTGGCAATTTGTAGTGTTAGGTATAATCCTGACTCTAGGAACTAGTGGTTTTTACAATGATATCTACAAAGATATCTTGAAGAGAACCGACAAACTATATCTATTCCCTGGCGTACGCCGTGATAGATTCTTTGTGAATACTGTAGTAGCAGTATTATTACTTCTTTTAGCAATTGGAAGTAAAGATACCTCTGATACAATCGAGGGTCTTGAGTTCAAATCTAAATGGCAAACTGTCGAAATACAGTGTCTCAGAGAGTATTATAATGCCTCTGAAACGCTATTAGATAGCTTAGGTGTAGACTGTGATCATCCCATGCTCGAAAGTGACGTGGGATCTGATTACTTAAATGCAAAATTTAACCTTGACGAATATGAAAACGACCGTTAACATTGATTCTTTTGGTGAACTATATCTTATTTGTACCATCGAAAAAAGTTATCTTTGTAGCACATCACTTAAAATGATACAAGAATCACTTGACGATATACATCTTGATGCAAAAACCATAAGATCAAAAGATGTTCTAGAAGTCATAATTAATTTAGGAAGTGCTAGTGCGGATTTAGATTCACTTAAAACTTTAAGTGAAGCAGCCTTGACTATTGTATCTGCCGTAAACATATTTGAAACAGCAAAAAGGGCGTATCAAGGAAACCTAAACGCATTAAAAAACGACTTGCATGATGCATTAGAAAAAAGTTTACATGAAGTATCAGAATCAACTACATCCTCCACGGAAGAAAGCAGTTGTAAAGGACAATAATGGAAATTTAAGATATAAAATGTATCTTAAAGTACATGGTTGTACAATGCTCTTTACCGAGGGGATTACTCCAAATGCAGCCAAGTGTCTTGAGAAGATTATCGATAATTTTCTTGAGAGACTTGGCTTAAAAAAGAATGTGACTGTAATAGTTACAAAATAACCCGATTAACAGCGGGAAGTCTGTTAAAAGTAAAAATACCAAATTATCAAAATTATGGTAAACAAAAAAGATGATTATGAGGATCCAAGATTTATACTTGGATTACTCATTGCACTACTGATTCTATTCTTTAGTGCGGTACGCTGTTGTGCACAGACGAAAACAAAGGCACAAATCGACACAATGGTGTGTCATAGCGAATGTATCGACAAGTACGTTGAAGCAACAACTTCAAACGGAAAAGTTCGTTACTACGCTGTTTATAATGACACAAAAAATGATATTTCTGAGCTAATTCCTGTGACTCAAAGTGTCATGTCGTACATTAAATTGTGTAGCGAAAACAGTATTAAGCCATCTCTAGGCATTAAGCTAAGAAACGGCCAAATACAGTCTCTTATAAAGTACAAACCTAGGTATATCCGCAAAAAATGATGCGTTATGAACAAGTATAAAGGAAGACTTGCCTATCCTATTGGAAAAAATGGACAAATAAAGCCATTATGGGTATATATTACGGACGCTCACTATCCTTATTGCAATTGCGTAGTCGCAAGAGGTAAAAAATACTTGCGCAACTACAATGTAGCAAACGCACATTTAGTACTAACGAAAAAACTTATTATAGCAGAAACATTCTGCTTAACAGTAAGCAAACAATTGCTTGAAAAGTTTAGAGTTGGAACTATAAATACAGCAGACTTTCCATTCGAGTTACGATGTGGTAAAATGCTAAAGCGTTTTAGGGATCTTAAGGGTAAACCAGCAATAATGCGCCTAAACGCAGGAACCGAAGAAATCCTGTGTTTTCCGATTAAAAACATTAACACTCATACGTATATGTATTCATTGGAAACAGTAATACGTATCACGCTAGGTGAATGTATTTGTACTATATAAAAGAGACACTATGAAAAAGCCTAGACCTGGACAATTCTTTTCTGTACACGGAAAAGTATACCGGGTTATGAAGCGTAAGAATGGATGTGATGGATGTGTATTGAATGAAATATTCCTCTGTCCATCCATTCGCGATATTCGCTACAATAATTTTAACCCGGAATGTGCCGCAAATGGCATAATATTCGTAAATGTATGACATACAACATGTGTAGATTCTTAGTATCGCTATTGGTAGGATTATTTCTATTCTTTGCGATAATTGGGATAATATTTCTTATAATAAATCCCTTGCAGTCATTATTTCTGACTATTATTCTAATAGTACAGTTATTGGCAGCATTCATCTTCTATGTGCTCATTCTATGTGAGATACTAGATAGTCATTAACAAATTAAAACATTTATCAAAAAATGAAACATTCAATTTGGCATTTAGCGATGTACACAATCGCCTTAGCTGTAGCATTTGTAATGCTTTTACACATTACTTCATGTGATGGTCGCACTGACAAATCACAAAAGGCAACAATGGATTCTGTCGTAGTAGCAGAACAGATTGAGGGTATTGTAAACCCACAGTTTGACAATGTAAGTGCTGTTCTAACCTATAAGGACGAACTAAGCACAAGTGAGTACGAGGATTCAGTATTCAGACAAATGAGTCCAACAATGGTCTTTAACATTGCAACCGTCGTAATAAATCGCGATGGTTTCGCAACAAAAACATCTATTGTTAAAGAGTATGAACACGGTAAACAAATATACGATGGTTTGCCGAAAAACATACCCGATTCTATAACACATCCAAACCAGTTATCTAGTGAGATATCAACAAAAGATACCATGATAAATGGTAAAAAAGTAAGAATCAAAACCATAAAAGAATATGAATAAAAATTTCATCGTACTTTCGTTTAACAGAAACGAAAATGTAGACTCATTTGACCAGTTCTCTGAAAAAGTATCAGGGGTGATCAATCAAACAGTAAAATCGTTGATTGAACGATTTGGTGTAGAAGACGTAACTGTCCATGTTATGGATGAACGAGACCTCCTTAGGTTAAGTGCTCCAGCAATGATTGCAATTGAGAAAAAAGCCAGCGAGACAGTTACGCCAGAAGGACATGCAATAGTATTTCTGTGCTCGAAATACATAAAAGACCGCCAGTTTTTGCGTAAAAAGTTCATATCTGCTATCCTATCAAAGGAGAAAGAGACAGTGAACGCTGTGAAAATACTTGGTAGGTCCGAGCTGTCATACGACCAACTTGTTGACACAGTTGACAAGAAGATGGTAGTAAAATTAGCATTTACTCGGCCAGTCTATGAGCAAATACAACTTGCATATTCATTCATCTTGTAACACCATGTGCAACAAAAGCAAACGAGAAGATCCTAAAAAGATCTATAAACCCAAGCATGTTAATGCAAAGCCCTATCAAAGGACAAAAGCAAAAAAAGATTTCCGTGATTATACGGACGAAGATACAGACTATTAAGTCTAATTTGTTTAATTTTTAAAATCATTATCAAAATGGCAAAAGAAACTAAAAAAGTAGAGGTAGCAAAAACAGTAGTTGACGAAAACAATGTTCTTGACACAATCAAGAATGGTAACAAAATGCCCGACGGCTTGGCTGATGAGGTAAAGAACGAAATTGCCGAAGAGGAGAAAAAGAAGAAGAAGAGTATCCTCAAGGAGAAGATCTTGAAGGCCGGCTATTGGAACAAAAAGGAACTGCTGCAGTTGCGCCAGCGTCGCCGTGAGGAGAAAGCGACGAAGGAAGCTCTGACTCGCTCTAAAGAGCAGTTAGACAATTTGGCAAGTGGCAAAATTACGCCTGTCGAGTACGAAGAAGAGCTTAAGAAGTCTCAACAAGAGAAGGAGAAGGCCATTCGTGAGAGCAACGAGGCATATCGCAAAGAATTGCGTGAGCTTCAGAATTCTCTCGAAGGCGACTACGTCTGGGATTGGGACCGCTACTAAAAGCTCGATTCATAAATTGAATTCAGATCATAGAACCTTTGAGTCACATGATTAAGTGGAAGGGGAAGTTTACGCCTGAAGTCTGGCATTATGCAGCAGTTGCGGAACACCACGAGACATGAATTGACATGTCATACAGAGCCTAGAGCCAGTTATGAATTCAGATGCCGAACTTACGGTAGTTTAAATATAAGTCACATGATCAAAAGAATTGAATCTTAGCGAGTCATTGGAGCCTCGACAAGGTTAGTGTAGACTAACTACGTCGACTGAGATGTAAATCAAAAATGTTGAAAGCGACATGCAAGAGTCTTAGAGCCAGTCATATCACCGCTTGTATTGAGCCAAATAAAGCCGTTTTAAAGCGTTATTAATCGATTGTGAAGTAGCTAATCACATGAGACCAAATAACGTCTTAAAACGGCTTAAAACAGGCTTAAATCGAATGTTCTATCTGATCAATAGAACATTTACAAAGAAATAATAGCATGTATGAGGTAATTTGCGTCGACGAGGGTTCGACCCCCTCATGGTCCACGTCTACATAGACATTCTCATAAAATATAAGTGAAATCTTGCCAATGTGGTTCGTGAGAATAGCATTGGTTTTTAACAAGGGCCATACTGGATTTGAGGCGTAAAGGAAGTAAATACGTTAAGTGCTACTATATAAATTTAACTGGCAACTATAATGTTGTAGACTACACACATGTAGCATGAGTGTAATCTGAGTGTTTCCTACTAAAGTGGAGGAAGATGTAATACGATAGGCGTACATTGTGGTTCGAGTCCACTACATCTACGAAATTTAATTATCCATTATCATATAAAAATAAATTTGTTAGAGTAGTAATGCATGGTTCGTGAGAATAGTGCATTTTTAATTTGATTATGAGTAATACAGGATATAAAGCTATGTTACGAGACAGAGTCCCGTACGTAGTAAATCTAGCACTACTATGGTGTAATTCCAAAGGAAGCTGGATAAACCATGTTTATGAAACGCAAATCGCAATTTATGTGAATAAAAAAGATCGAAATGATGCCACAAGACACGTATTAGGTCTTAAAAAGCATAATAAAGGATTTAACTTTCATGAATCTATTGATTGGGGTAACCTAAGTGCAGATGACAAAACCAAATGGAAAGACATCGAAGCGTGGGTTACTTGGTTCCAAGTTCATCATATGTATATCAAATATATATGTGATTGTGCTTTAGCGAAAGGTGAAAAAGTAGATACTATTAAAGAAAGTGTCAAAAAATATCTTTCGTCCTCTGTTGATCCCAGTTTATGGGATAAATTGGTAACATTCTTAATTAATAATTTAGTTTATGAATAGTTTCCCCTATATTTTAACACACCGTCTAATGTTTGAAAAACTAAGATTAGGCGTAAATGTTGACACCTCGAATGTACATACTATGAAACAGACATTACAAGCGTTGCGTATCGCAAGTAATCAAGGCGTTAATGCTCGTGATGTATATGTACCAGAAGTATTTATTCGTGGTTATTCGTGGTTAGAACAGAATAACAGAATTCTTTGTAATTTAGTTTCAAATAAGGCGTTTCGCAGCTCAGCTAATTGGATATATCGTACAGTAATATTACAGTGCGATAAAGATACGTGGGTAACAGGAGATGTTAAGCTACGTATAGCAACGAGCATGATGAAATGTTTTTTTGAGAAAGATGATTACATATACGTATGTGATTCCATCATAGCTAATATTAAAGAATTGCGGAAATGTTTGATCGACGAAGAGCTGCCATTTTAGCAGCACCCGTGCCTCCAAGAGAGTAGTGTTTAATCACAGCACGGGACCTTATGAGCACCGTCTCCTACGTCAGTGACAGACTAATAACCGGTTAAAATTTGTTGATTATGAAGAATCCTAAGATTACCCAAGAGGAGATTCGTCTAATCAAGGACGCAAAAGCTGGCAATATGCTAGCTTTTAATAAACTTTTTTATCGCTATAAAGGCTTCGTAGACAATGTACTGTATCAGTATATTAAAGACTACGATGAAGCGAAGGACATTACTAATATAGTATTCCTTAAAGTTTATGAAAAACTCTCGACCTTCGTAGATTATGACTCCTTTGGAGGATGGCTACGAATTATTGCTAATAGAACAGCTATAGATTACCTGCGTAAAATCGGGGACAAAAACAGAATGCTTGGAGATAACGACAACAAAGTGTCACTGGAACAGATAGATTCTACGGAGCACGATGCGGTCAATCGAATTACGTATGAACAACTATTGAAAGAGTTTGACCGACTCAACCCAGTTCACAAGCAAATATGCCTGTTATTCTATAAAGATAATCTAACGGTTGATCAAATTAGCAAGACTTTAAACATTTCACCTGGTACGATTAAGTCTATACTTTCTCGTACGAGAACAAAAATCATTAAACGCTTTAAACAGTAAAATGGCATTATTTTGGTTCATTTGCGGGATATTGTTAATATGCGGAATCGCCCGATATAACGAATCCAACAAATTGTTCTGGACATTGCTGGTATCCTTCGTAGGTACCTTTGCTGCTGCAAGCATCGTTATTGCAACATGTAATAACGATGCGAAGAACGTTGAGACTAATGTTAGCCCCACACAGTTGTATGTAAGCACACAACCTTCATCGCTTTGTGCAATGGACGTGACTTACAATACCACTTACGATGTATCTACAAGTACATCAGTCACTGTGAGTAAGGATTACTACATTAGTAACGACGTTCTTTCGGACAGCAGAGTAAGTAACTTAGAAGATAAACCACCACAATCCAAACAATTATGTTACAATATTTCGATACCTCCTAAATTAAGTAAGTTTAATCCAATTAAAGATTCATCGTGAACTACTTGTATATCGCAATGAGTTCACAAGTTATTAACATTAAAAACATTTATCAAAAATGGCAAACAAAAATAAAAAGAGCGTTATTCCTACCGCTCCTAAAACTAAGAAGGAAGAGAGTGTAAACAACGGTGAGAAGACAAACAACACCGTAGAAGTAATTGATGCAAAATCGCTGAAGAACTTGACTCAGCCTAAACAGCAAGCAGGTCTTGATGCAAACCATCAAGTAGACGTGCTTATGGGCTTGAAAGCCTATTTCCACGACGACCCGTCTGCAGAAGCTAAGTTTGGTAAAGACCCTGTTGATAAGATCAACCGTCTGACAGCGATTGGTTTCGCCACGGCATTCGTACAAGAGGCCTTTAACGGTGATAACAACTGGGCAGCTACCATGCGTACAGCACAGTTGGAGGAACTTAAGGCAGTAGCTCCGATGATCGGTTTTACGATCGATACGAAGATGCTTCCAAAGCCTGACGAGGCTGGTAACGTAATTGTCCCTGCAAAAGCTGTAAAGGTAACTAAGGAGACCAAGAAAAAGCTAGAAGCAGAGAAGAAGGTTATCAACTCTAAGCCGATCATCGATCCTACTAAGATCGAAAACGAAGATCAGTTGAGACAGAGTTTGACCTTCATGTTGTCCGATCCATCAGTGCGACGTCCCTATGACAGAATCGTACGTGCGACTGAGTTTCTTCGTTCCTATCAGCTTTTACAGGCCAATGGTAATGAGGATACCACTACTGCCGTTAACAGTAAGTCCGTATCAGATCTTCTTGAAGAGATACGCGTCTTGGTTGGAGAAATCCCCTTCTCAACAGTAGGCCTCAGTCACTTCATTTACACTAAAACTTCCGAGTCCAAGAGCCCAATATTCGCATTCTGTTTGTTACGTAGTGCGTCTAAGAACAAGGACACTAATGTTGTCCCTGTAGACGATAACGTGATTGCAGCGATGGTCCGTACCTTGGTAAACTGGACAAATGAGTCTAAGCTTATCGAAGCTACTAAGAATCTTGAGCGTGCTAAAGCAGAACTTGCTGCCGGCAACGCAAAACAAGACTACGTTGATGCTGTACAGTACAATGTAGACTATCACAAAAAGATATTTGATGCCGTTACAGACTGTCCGACAGACTTTGCAGACAATCTTCTCGACAACCTTAATAGCGAGGATAAAGATCTGCGTAAAGCTGCATGTATGGCAGAAAGTGGCATACTTAAGTCATACTATCCTTCATTGGAGAGTGTTGACGCAGCCGGAGAACAAAAGGATCAGCTCATGCATGACATACAGCAGCGTGCGGGTATCATCACCAACTTGTTCCGCGATCCTCTCTCACAGGATATTCGATACAGTGAGACAAACCTCTCTTATGAGGCACCTAAAGCAGAAGAAAAGAAGGCTGAAGAAAAAAACTGATTCAGTCCACTAAAGAGAAAATCTCAGCTTTAGGAGGACGAGTGAGACAATGGTGGGACAATGTTAAACCATATTAGAGATTATCAAAATCAACTATGCGAAAGTTAACAACAATCCTATGCAGCATTGCCTTTGCATTATCAGGCATTTGCCTGGCAAAGATAACAACTGCTAATTCTTCAACATCATCTCAAGTTATGGCGGCTACTATGCCAGACATTAACTTGAATGATATAAAGTTGCCTAAAGACCTAACATTAGGTCTGCAGCAACAGGATAGTATCCGTTCACCCGGCAAACCGGATACTGTCTACATAGAAAAGCCGGCAGTAAAAACCAAAAAATCTAAGAAGGTTCGCGCACCTCGAAGAGTAAAGACGAAGACAGTCCATGTCCCAGTTCTTTATATAGCAACGCGTATGGATAACAAGGAAGACTCCATTGGCCATGACAGCCTGCCTATCTACAAAGTAGAGAAAGTAGGAAAGATTGACCTAAAAAAGTTCAATTCCTCCATAGATATTAATTAGTATTTTAGTTTTGGATTGTGCAGCTATGCGCTACATGATCCAAAACCTATGGGTAAGTACTTATAGTAGGTCTCATTAGCCTATGTACGAAATTTATACTTGATCCGAGAATATGTTAGCCGTCTCAAACGGTGAGATCACTCAAAAGGTAGGATGAAATGCATTATATACTGAAAATATATAATGTAAGTAGGATTAGCGCTGTATCAGATCCTAGAAACTATACAACTGGACTTGTGAGAACCGTTTGGAGACAAGCTGGATGAAGAAGTATGGTTTTGAAACGCATAAGTCTCAAAAAGAGCATAATGAACCGTATCGGAATTATATTCAATGATACTAAGAATATACGAACGAGACACGAGATGAACATATCTATCAATACTGAAAATTTATATTGTGGGAAATTACATACATGGTATGGTGTAATTTGCAATGATATCAATATAAAACGAGAGTAAGTGACCAAAAATAGGTATGAGTATCACTAAAAATAGCTGTAGCATAGTGTTCCTTGGTTCCAACCCAAGTATGAAGGTGTGAAGAAAATACACAGATTGTTCTATATCATAAGGATAATACTTATGAAGTGTATCGTAAATATGCTGTCTATGTAAATCCCTGCTGTTAGATTCAGCACATCTCCGTTGAAGGGGAGCCAGTGATGGGGTAAAACGACTGATACAAGATGAAGTGTGACCGACAGGCTTTTGTAGTTTATCGGTATATAAAAGAGAAACTACCAGGAGGGTAGGGCAGACCCTTAGTTAGGTTATGATGATTGTATATTATAATCTATGCGCGATACGAGGCCGCGAACAAAGTCTGATATGAATACATTAAGTTCAGTAAGCAGAATGATGTGTATTGGACATAGTATAAAAAACTATGCCGATTCCGGTGATTACGTTATAATCGAAAAACTCTTGATCGGAGAATAGATCACTTACGTAAGTCGATTCGACACTGTACACACCAGTACTGCATGAGATCGCTTTCGTTTCAAGACAGATGATAGTTGGAAGGTTCAACTATGTATACATATATTATGGTCCCTGTGGGATAGAATCCGTTATACTATAACTGCGTATACATTTTGAAATAAGATACTTCTTACAAAGATAAGTCAGCGATAAAATTAAGAATTAACATGTTTAACAAAATTAGGTGTCCCCAGATAGCGAAAAACCTACGTTGTAAGTAGGGAGTAGTGAAGTCTGAAGCCTGAGTACCAACCGTTATATGTAACCAGAACTAAAGTATGGACAGCAAATCCATGCGTAAACTCTAAAGGTAGGCATAATACATGGAAATGATGGGCAGCTTTAAGGAGCTATGAGACGCAGTGCAATAGCGTATGCAGGTGATGTATCGAAAACATCTCTTACTATCCACTGTCTCTGGATGTGTAAGAAACTCTTAAAGTGGGTGACAAGTGAAAGTGTATGAGTTGAAATCTCAATATTCGTGTACTATAAATAAATGAGGTAGAAACACCAAGAACAGAAAGTCCGTAGGATCGCAGATGCCCCCTGAAGGCATAGATCGTTCGATAATGAAACGCACTCCTTGCGTAAACAGCTACACACGCACGTAGTAAACAGGAAAACCGTCAACAGGACATCCTCAGACGTAAAATTCAGGATGCGCGAGCAAGCGGCTACAGCTTGTATGAATAGATTTGTAGTTAAAATAGGGAAACTGTCAAAGATATTCAAAGACATTGTGGGTTAAGATACATATTGCGCATTAGTCCAATTGGAAATTTTGTCGATTGTCTAACAATCAGTATCAAGAAACGTACGGAAGATCTTCGTACTATATTTATCTATAAATAAATATGACATCATACATAAACGTATATGTCTAAAACAAGATTGATTTCTTCATAGCAGCATTCAAAGCTTTACCAAAATACAGACGATGGGCTTAGCCAATCATACCATTTGATTCCCGTTGTGCAATTGAGCTTCATTTTAAGGAATATAAAACACAACTATATCTGTATAAAGCGTGGTTCCCATTAGCACACCAACTGTATGCAAGCAACATATTTAACATAAATACACCCAAGTGACTCTCCGAAGCAGTGTATTTTCTTTTTTTAATTAACATTATTAACAAAAAATATCGTTGGTTTAATCAAAAACGATATCAAAAAGGATATTTTTTATGGCAACAACAACAATTAACGTAAACGTGCAGAACGCACTTAGTGGTAATCGTAACCCAATTTCCCTCATGGGAGCAAACCTTGGTAAACAATTCTTCACAACAGAGGTCCGCGACTGCTGGCCCAACTTTGAGAAGGAAAAGAACGCCATCCAGATGAACGAGCAGCAAACGCTGATAACCAATCGTTCTCCTCGTCGCTATCGTATCAATGCTAAAGATATCTACGGTATCATCATTGACACGGATATCAACAACAATCCGGTGATCAAGATCAATCCTCATAAGGATGGTCTTGCTGATGCCATCATCGCAATCTCTTCAGACATGAAGGATTACGGTGTAGTAACCGAAGAGGCTGTCAAGGAGGCATTGAAAAATGCTAACGATCCTAACTCGACAGTAACACATGCATTCAAGGATCCGCAAAAGCTGATCCAGTTTATGAATGCGCTTAATCAGAGTGAGTACGAAAGTATTCAGACTCTGATCGATGCTCTCTGCAAAATGCAGCAGAGTATCAAGTCAGCTATGGCTGATAACACAAAGAAAGTAAACGACTATATGGAACAACTCAATAGTCGTGTTGATATAAACGTTCATGACTAATGAAACGCTGCTTGTCAACTGGTTCGGTAGCACTCATCAAGTATTTGTTGAGTGACGAACGAATCTCTGACAAGGTATTTAACAACACTAAAGATAAAGCTAAGTATAAATCAATTACTATCCGAGAAGATGGTACGATTATACTTGGCAAAACAAGTTGTCTTTGGTGGAATCAGTTATTGGCTTGTCAGGATAAAATCCCATTCAACGATTTTGCGTTGAAGGTATGGGACGCTTTGGTAAACCTCTCTACAGGAGGTAATTCTGAAGCACTTGAACACGGACTTAGTACTGAGATTGCGAACTTATCACAACGCGAAGGCGATTACGATAACTTAGTTCATCGTTTGGTGGACTGCTATGAACACGTATGTAATAATAAGGGAAAACTGCCTCTCGAGGGAGGCTCGGAGAAGTCGGATCTGGAAGGGACTCTTAAAAAGCATATTAACGTTCCGAGCAATATTGTGATCAACGTCGATGGAGTGAAAAAGAAAACTCTCTCTTTCAACGATAGTTTTGGTGATAAATGGATTGATGTAGACTTAGGAGTAACAGGAGTAAGTATTCGATAGTGATTAAAGTAATTATATAAATCTTGCGGGATTTCGTGCTGTATTACCGAGGTATTTATAGCACATCTTACTGAGATTATTAAAAAGTATTTACAAATGTTATAACTGATCTATATTACCATATATCAGCAAAATAGCGGCGTATCTATCCTAAACGATTTGTATTACAAATCAGAGCATTGTATCTGCGGATTTCAATGTTCAAGGGTAGATATGTCAATTTATTATACAGTTGTACGTATAATAAATACAGGTAGATGATGAACTCGAATTCAACTAACTGAAGTTTAATTTAAATCAAAACGACATGGATAAGACATCAATGAAATTGAATTCAAGTAACATTATTAACATTCGTAAAGATCTTTGTGAGAAGATAACGAAGTATTGGCGAACTATTCGTAACGAAAACGTTATGTCAACTAAAGCAGTTAAGGCGGGACTCGGTTCGGGTTGTGACCTTAAATCTCTGCATAATGAGATTACTCAGATGGCAGAAAAGCGTATCATAGTTAAAGGTATGTTGATGTATCTTAATATGGGACTAAAGTTCGACTTGGCCGCATTTAAGAAGAGCAATAACTATATTATTTTTGCAGCATGCGAGGCAAAAGAGGCAATTGCTCAACTCAAAATGATTCCTACTATCAACCCTGTAGAAAAATCACAAAAAGGGCTAAAGGGTACCGGAAAGAAGGAAACATTTACTAGTGCAAAAATTGCACAACTGATAAAGAATCTTCAGTTGAAAGCGAATAAATACGATTCTCAATTGGAGAAATTCAATACGAAGACTACGATCGATATTCCCGAAAGCTTATCTGATATGTTTAAGGATGATATCGCTGTATAAAATACTCTGACTCGGCGTGAAGGACCTTATAGGTAACTATAATTACAGATCGTGGCTGTAACGAGTCACTTCCCTTTTTCTCTAAGTAATAACATGTTTAATTAAAAATCATTATCAAAATGAAAAAGAAAACTAAAAATATAAAGGCAAAGAAGTCTGTAACATTGAACAAGTCTAATAAGACAGTGAATAAAACTGAAGTAGCTAAAGCGAAACAGGAAAAGGCAGACAAACTTAAGAAAGAAAAGAACGAACGGAAAGAACAAAATATAGCAAACAATCAGTTAGCTTTAGATAAGTTAAGTAAAGTCGCTATAGATAAATTAAGCAAGGCATTGTTGTCGATGGGTGGAGTTAAGAAAACAGAACTAACTCCGAAAGACAAAGAAATTGTTAAAGAGAAGACAGAAAAGCTGCGTGAACTACGAAAGCAACAATATGAACAACGTAGATTGCGCTCGCTAAAACGTCGGCTTAAATCGGGCAAAAAATCCGAAGAAGAGATGAAAAAGTCTCTCGAGGAACTAAAGAAAGAAATGGCAGAGCAAAAACGCTATGACGTGCTACTATTGTTCAATCCAAAAGAGAAAGAACCCATTTCTGCAGCATTGGCGGAAAACAAAATAACAGCGACTTATATAAGTAATGACTATCTGTGGATAAAGAACACAGATATTCACATTGTCAATAAACTGCGTGGTCTGCCATTGAAGTTTAACTTATGGCCATACAAAGCAGTAGAGCCTAAAGAGCCGAAAGAAAAAGCCGCAAAGAAGCCTACTGTTAGTAAGACTGTAAAAAAGCCTACTGCCAATACTGTACAAGTACGTAAAGCAGCAAAAACGCGTAGGAAGACTACGAATTTAGCTAAATTTATGGCTAAACACGCTCATGCTGTAGCTAAAATAGCTGAACGTAAAGCCCTCAACCAAACCATTAAACAAGCCGCTTGATTATGAAAAAGACTATAAATAAACAAAAGTTAGCGCAAGAGCGCAGCTATAACCGCAAATATAACGTTAATAATAACTGTGTGCCTCCTGTCGTAAAGAATCCATATAAAACAGTGGATAAAGAAGGAAACATACATATAGAATGGAAAAAGCTTAAAGTTACCATTCCAAAAAGTCTAACGCATACGTCGCGTTATGACAAAATTGACGGTAAAAAAGTAAAGATTCCATCAGAACAGGGCGAATTTCACAAAAAATACACCGTAAAGGATATAGTGAAAAGCTCTAAAGAACATATTGAGGCATACGCCAAACATAAATTGGCCAAATGGGAGAAGAAAAATCCTTGCCCTATAAAATTAGATGGAATTCAGCAAGATATGTTTGAAACTGAGTTTCTACTTCCTTGGCAAGAGCGCCGAAAAGAAGCTGAGAAGAAAGCATATGCCCATGCTGTACGAGTGTACGGACAATTTTCATTAGTCGGACGATTTGAAACAGATCGAGAAGGCAAATATGAAGAGCATACAATCGGAAAATTACGAGATGTTGATGGTAGTACAGCCAAATATGGAGGTATAAACCATTGCCCCGAGAAAGTACCGATTATTCAAGCTGCTACTATAATAGCAAATACAACTAAAGCTAAAATAAAGACTCTTGTATCAATAGTGGTAAAAGATTCTTACAACACACAAGGCCGAATAATTCTGCCTAAGTTGTCAGCAGCAGCTTAATAATTTTTCCATGCAGTGAAGTCTATGTGCGCATAGTTCCTGAAGAAAGATGACATCGTAGCGGATAACGTCTTTTAGTGGGTTCGAGTCCCATCACTGCAACATACAATGAAATGTGTCACGATTTGGCGCCACAAAGCTACCTCTTGCATTGATAATGTAGTAACCACATTTCAATATTGTTGACAGCCAACATAGCATAAAAGGACTAATGCGAAAAGTTAAGATACAGGTTCAAGCCCTGTTGTTGGCCCATATTAACTAAGAACCTTTGAGTCATGATAATACGAAATTCCGTCGTAGTAGTATACGACATAGAAATCTTCCCAAACGTATTTCATTGTACTTGTAAAGATACAGAAGAAAATAAATTGTACTTTTTTGAAATATCAGATCGTAAAAATCAACTAACAGAATTAGTTGATTTTTTCTTTTATAAGAATATAGGTGATAAGATGTTTTGCGGGTATAATAACAAACACTATGATGATGTAATAATAAACTATCTTATAGATTTTTACTATAAAATGGATACATTGTCATATGATAAAGTTTGTACATCTTTGTATAATCTTTCAAATACAATAATTACGTCTGAAGAAGGTGATATTAGTAAATTTAAGCGATGGAAATATGCAAAGTATTTCTACTCGATGGATTTGCTAACAATGTTGTTTAGTTCTAAGTTACGTGTAGGTCTTAAAGAAATGCAAGTAACTATGCACTACAAAAATGTAGAAGAATATTCTGGTGACTTTAGTCAGTTTCTGCCAGATTCAGAAATAGATAGCATGATAAAATATAATATAAACGATGTAGAGTCAACAACTGAGCTTCTAAGTAGGTTGAAAGACGACGTACAACTACGTCTGTTTATAGAAAAAGAATACGGTATTGACGCCTTATCGATGGATAGTGTAAAATTCGGAGAGACACTTCTATTGAAAAAGTATTGTGAACAAACAAAACTTAGTGAACAATATGTGAAAACATTGCGTTCACCTATGGACTACATTCCATTAAAAGACGTCATATTACCGTTTATATCGTACAAAAATCCAAAATTACAAGACGTTCTTGAGGATATGAAGAGCCAAGTAGTATATTCTAAAGAACGCAAAGGCTATGAGAAGAAGTTTGTTCTCTCAAACGTACGCTATTCTGTAGGTGTAGGAGGTATACATTCCTTACATACACCGCAAATCTTCGTTCCTAATGGCAATGAATACATAGGCCATTCAGATGTGGCTAGTATGTACCCTTCGTTTATCATAAAGTATAAATGGATTCCTCGTCATCTAGGTAAAGAATTTTGGCAAGTATATTCGCAAATATACAAAGAGCGAATAGAAGCAAAACATAGTGGACAGAAATTAAAGAACTTAGCTCTAAAGTTAACTTTGAATTCTGTCACCGGAAAAATGCAACAAGAAACCAGTTGGATGTACGATCCATTCAGTGTCTTTAAGATACGTATCAATGGACAATTGATACTATTGATGTTAGTGGATCGACTGCTGGAATTGAACTGTAAGATTGTGCAGGTCAATACAGATGGTGTGATGTATATTGCTCAAAAGACACAACGTGAAGCAGTGCAGGAAGCTGTTTCAGAAGTTGAACAATTAACACAACTGACTTTCGAGTCCGATGACTATGAGGCGTTTTATCAGTACGCCATAAATGACTATTTTGGTGTCGAAAAAGGGTATTCACAATCTCATGACCCTAAACTGATAGAGAAAAAGGGAATGTTTATCACAGACCCTAGATTGGGTAAGGGGTTAGCACCAGCCATTATTCCAAAGGCTGTGATAAACTATTTTTTAACCAAACAACCAACTTTTGAGTACATCAAATCGTCCAAAGACATTAAAGACTTTATGATGTACCAACGCGTAGATAAGAAGTTTAAAGTTTTACATGGTGATGAACCTGTACAACGAATAAACCGATTCTATGCGTCAACAAACGATTATTCCTTGTTCAAGGTAGATGATACAGGTAAAGTAGCGAATATGCTTACGAAATCTGGTGTAACTATCTTAAACGAGATGAATGATATCCCAATTGAAAACAGACATATAAATTACCAGTATTATATTGGTGAGGCAAATAAAATCATATCAGAATTTGTCTGTCAACAGTTGGAGCTGTTTTAGTAACCAGCTTGTTAACCAAAGAGTATAAGAGATGATTATTGAAGTAGATACAAAGCTGCTAAACGCAGTACCAAATATCAATCTAAATCAGTTGATATTCCTAAGTATGGTATTGAATAAGAATCAAATTCCAAATCAAGACGTTCGCAAAATTGTCAGCCTTATTAGCGACGATGAAATATCATACTTAATTTCTCAGGGACTTGTAACCTTGATAGAGAAAGGTAGTTCAAAGATATATCAGGAGACAGATCTCCTTAAACAAAAAATAGCACCCGATAAAGACTATTTCGATCTGTTTTATGATATATACCCAGTATACGTATTGCGCCCAGACGGTGTTAAAAGCTATCTTCGTGCAAACGTAAATAAATGTCGTCATTTCTTTAATGTTACAACTGGTAATAGTATAGCAATGAAGGAACATCTAATCAATTGTCTTCAATACGAGATAAATAAAAAGACTCGTGAAGGTAAAATTAGTTATATGAAGACGATGTGGAGATGGTTAATAGACCATCAATGGGAAGAAACTGAGGAAGAGATGGCAGATAATAGTACAACAAATACAAACGCTTATGGAACAGAATTATTGTAATGTCGTTAGACCAATGTCCGTTGTAGCACAAGAAGCTATAAACTACATTGCGGCAAGACGAGATCACACCGTTACGTCGCTTAAGACTAGATGGAAAAAGTTTAATAAGCAATGTATGGGAGGTATAGAACCCAATACTGTTTATACTATTGCTGGCATTTCAGGAAGTGGTAAGTCTAGTTTTGCTAACTTACTACAAAGTGATGTGATTGATTTAAATTCTTCAGAAGATGTTGTTGTATTAAACTTCTCACTTGAGATGGTTGGGTTTAGGCAAGTTGGAAGGACTCTTTCTAATAAATTACGAAAGACTACTTCGACTCTGTATAGTTCGGAAACGGACCTCGACGAAGAAACATTTAGAAAAGTCGTCGCTGTTTCCAACCAGCTAAAGGAGTATCCTATCTATTTTGTAGATAATCCGTGTACTCCCACGCAAGTTGAACAAATAATATCTAGTTTCTATAACACCTATGTAAAGGGAACAAAGAAACATTTTGTGATATTGTATGATCATGCCCTATTGACGAAACAAGTAGGCTCTGTAATAGAGACTATTAGTGAACTTGAGCGCGTATTTATTCAAGCTAAAAAGTTACCACTTACGTCGATTATACAATTAGCGCAGATGAATCGAAATATAGAAGCGCCTGAAAGAATTAATAACCCGCTTTCGCATTACCCAATGCGTAGCGATTTATCATCATCTGATGCAATTTTTCAAGCAAGTGATTATGTGTTAGTAATCCATAGACCGGAAATATTAAATATATCGGAATATGGACCGAATCATCTACCTACACAAAACAAGGTATATATGCATATCTTGAAAAATAGAGATGCGGGTAAACCTTGTATCCTTGAATTCGAGAACGATCTAATGTATAACAACTTGATTGAAAGTGTATCTTAAGTAAAACAAAATTAAGGCTGAATTTTATGAAAACATATACATTCACTAAGAGTGATTTTAACAACAGTAAGAAAAACTTTATCGATGAGATTATCGGCAAAAGTAAGTCTACAAACTATTCTAAGATTATTGACGACATTATATGTGCTGATGTGATCAAGAAGAACCAGTATTTGTTTACTAAACCCACTGTATGTAACTCTTACGCCGAGGATATCACTTCTGACTTCCTCAAGGCAGCTAACTTCTTGGCAAACTATAAGGAGCCTAAGAATAAGCTGTATGACTTTATTATTGGTCGTACATATTACCTGTCTGACAATACGCCCATTATCTTCTACGATGATGAGATCCAGATCGGTTTTGATGTGTTTAAGTATTCGGACTTTACGTCAACTGATTTTATCAGCGCGATTGCCCCGAAAATGAAGAATACGATTATTGATATTTATACCAATGCTCGTAACTTGACCATTAATATTAACTTATAATAACATAACAGAGCTATAAGCCATGCCATTAATATTACCTACTAAAAAGATTCCAGCAAGTACAACTAATCCAAAGTTTTTAGTATTGTTCGGTCGTGAAAAAGTTGGAAAGACTTCTGCTTTAGCACAACTGGATAATAATCTAATCATAGACCTAGAAGGCGGTTCTACATTTGTCGATGCGATGGCAATACAATGTAGAAATATAAACGATTTAGGTGAAGCTGCTCAAGCCATTAGAGCTAAGAATAAGGAGGTAGGGCATAATTTCTATAGACACATAACTATAGATAATGCAACTTCTCTTGAGGAGATGTGTTTAAGTTATGCTGCTACGTTGTATAGACAACAACCAATGGGTAAAAATTGGACAGGTACAGATGTTAGAACCCTTCCACAAGGTTCTGGTTATTTGTATTTACGAGAAGCCGTATTAAAGGTTATCGATATGTTCAAAGAATTATGCGATGAATTTATCTTAATCGGTCACATTAAAGATACTATTGTAAATGATCCTTCTACAGGCGAAGAACTGTCAGAAAGATCGTTAGACCTGGTAGGAAAACTGTCAGGAATGGTGTGTCGAAAGTGTGATGGAGTAGGATATATGTACAGAGATGGAAACGAAGTACATATTAAGTTCAAAGCAGGTAAAAATATTTCTATGGGTTGTCGTAGTGACCACCTTAGGAATAAAGACATTGTCATTTCAGAAATGGATGAAGAGACAGGTGTCTTGACCACTCATTGGGATAGAATATATAAAGATTAAGAACTATAAGTCAAAATAATAGAGATTATGTATAATACTAAAACAGCAATTGTAAATAACGAAGAGTTTAATTCAAATTATATGCCTGTAGGCATTAACGACGACGTAATGTTGAAATCGGTAACGGTTGAAAAGAGTCCACAGGGAAAAGACTTCCTTCGTGTAACATTCGAGAACGGTGCAGGACAAACTGCGGAATTCACAGAGTGGAAAAACGAAAAAAATATGTGGATTAAAACTGATGAAGACTTGCAGAATCGCGATAACATTCAGTTTGGACGCATTCTACAGTTGATCAACAGTTTTACTGCCGCTCCTGATGTAGAGTTGAACTCTTTTACGGATATGATTAATTGGGTTAAAACCACCTTGGACCCCTTTATTCCTACCAATAAAAAGCTTAGACTTAAAGTTATTTACGACAAGAAAGGATATACACAGGTATCTAAATATGGAACATACGTAGAACCTATGGATATCAAAGAGTCTCAGATTAAATTGTTTAAGAATGACCTTCTTGAACGTCCTGTAAAGGCTGACGAAGAGAAGCCTGTAGACCCGCTTGCTGCCACTATAAGCAGTACTCCGGTTACTGAGAAAACGGATGACCTACCGTTCTAATAGGTCTGGTGGAGACCGGTTAACTCCGGGGTATCGGAATGGTTTTAGAGAGGTTCGATTCCTCTCCCGATAACATTGTCTAACCCGAAAATGCTTTCAGCGGAAAGTTATAAATGTCGTCCTTAAGGCGGACGTGAGGTTGAGAAACCCTCTATATTAGATTTATTGAAAGTTTTTCTTTTAGGCAATTGAGTCGGCATACAAAACGTGCATTATCCGACAGTACGGCCTGTAAAGGTAGCAACAAGCAGCTATGCTTGGTACAAAAATAGCATCTGGCTTGATGGCGAAATTGGTATACGCAGCAGACTTAAAATCTGCCGTTCCGAAAGGAACTTGGGGGTTCGAGTCCCCTTTGAGCCACTACTAACTAAGAACTTATAAGTCATGTATAGTACTAGAACAGCAATTACAATGAGTCTAAAAGACTTGTTGGATAAATTGACTGATTATGACATATATTCTTACTATGTTGGACAATTTAAGATAGGAAAATTGTTCAATAGTCCGCTACGATCTGATGATAAAAACCCTTCGTTTGCTATCTTTAAAGGTATAAACGGAGGGTTGTTTTTCAAAGATCATGGTAGTGGAGAAGGCGGAAATGCTATTAAGTTTGTAAAACTATACAAGAACATCAATACAAAAGATGAACTTGAACGAGAATTGTTGCGCATCGTCCGAAAAATGAATCCTAATAGTGGTAATGCTATACGCACGTACTCCTACTCGGTGGATTCAGGGCTAACAGATATCGGAATAGTAAGACAGCCTTTTACAGATGTAGATAAACGATACTGGAAACAATTTCATATATCAATAGATACGTTGAGAAAGTTTCAAGTATTTAGCATTAAATACTTTCTTTGTAATAGAGTCGTCAGAGGAACCTACAAAGAAACTAGTCCTATGTATGCATATAAAGTTGACGATAAGTTTAAAATATATCGCCCACTTGCTTCCAAGTATACTAAATGGCGTACCAATCTGACAAATCGGAACGTACAGGGACTATCCGAATTGCCTGTGGAAGGAGGTAATCTACTTATAATCACAAAAAGTCTTAAAGACGTAATGTGCTTATACGAGATGGGTTTTAATGCAATAGCTGCATCTAGCGAAACAACGTTTATTCCAGACGATATTTTAGATTCGTTACGACATAAGTGGAAGAATGTTATAATATTGTACGATAGAGATAAAACAGGAATGTTAGAATCTCGCAAATATAGTAAACAGTACAAACTAGATGCTTTATTTGTACATAAACGCTTTAAGGCGAAGGATGTATCTGATGCTGTAAAAGATAATTCGTACAATGAAGTCAAACAATGGTTAACACAAACATTAATGAAATATGATTGAAACTTTGATTCTATCAGTATTAAGCGGATTAGCTGGAGGTATTTTAGTAGCAGTAATATCATTATTGCGACAGAAACACTATTTTACCATAAATACTGGTACATATGGATATATATGCAGAGATAAAAACGGCAAATTCTCTGTATCGATTAAATCGAAGAATAATTTTGTATACTTCTTCGGTGATAATAATGGCGTAAACTCTATAAGTTATGCCAAAAAGTGAAGGTAGAGTTAAGAATGCGACTAAGGTCGATAAGTATGGTCTGCATTTTCGCAGTAAACTCGAATGCTATACTTATGAAGCTTTTATGAAAGCTGGAATACCAGTTGAGTATGAGCCAAAGCATTTCACTTTACTTAATAAGTTCGAATTCGGAAAAGAAAAAATCAGAGCAATTACATATCTACCTGATTTTATTGGAAGTTACAAAAACAATAAGTTTGTAGTAGAATGTAAGGGAATGATAACAGAGTCATTTCCACTCAGATGGAAACTTTTTAAATATTATTTAAAACGTCATCGAAGTAAATACAAATGCTATATGGTGCGTAATCATAAGCAAGTTGACGAGATGATAAACGATATTAAAAATGGAGCATAAAGAAATACGCAGTGAGATAACTCAAGTACGATTACAAATATTAAATGCTTTACGTAGTATGAATGCTATAGAAGTAAAAAATTGTATAAAACGACTTAAAGAGCTAGATCACCAACTTTATGACGAATAACTTAGACTAATATGATGGATTTATCTGTCCCATATTACGAGGACCTTACCCGTTTGAGTAATTCAAATATAGGCTGGTTTCTGAACAAGGGGCCAGCCTATTTACATAAAATGCTATCTGGCAAAGGTGAAGAGGAAAAATCTTTAGCTTTGACTAAAGGTACCATGATACATGAGTATCTTTTACAGCCTGAAGAATTCCAAAAAGACTATGTAGTCTGGAATAAAAGTAGACCTTCTTCTGTACAAGAAGAAATGTTCTGTCAGGCATTAGCAGATAGCATTGAAATAGAACCAAATAAAGCCCTTATAAGCGCATATAAAGCAGCTTACAGTACAAGCGGAAAGAGCGACGATAAAGTCCTCTCAGAAGCCCTTAAAAAGGCCTCTACGCTTAAGGATTATATTGACTTTAAGAAGTCTGGAGATAGGCGAGAGATGATTACTAATTATCAGGCCATGCAGCTTCAGACAATTAAGTCTAATATATCTAAACATAAAGCAGCTTCAAAACTATTAAAACCAGCAGACAATGAAAAAGTTTTTCATGAATTTCATATCAATTGGACGTACAGTTCTTACAAAGATGATAACGACATCGATTTTACTTGTATGTGTAAGTCTTTACTTGATAGCGTTACCTTTGATTTTGATAAGAAACAAGTTACTCTAATGGATTTAAAGACAACATCTCATTTACACAACTTTGCAGATGCTGTCAATACGTATGATTATACAAGACAGTTGTATTATTATACGTTAGCGTTAGATTGGTATATTAAAAACGAATTACATGAAAAGCCAGGTTACTGGAAATTTAACTGGTATATCATAGCCATAGATAGCTTTACTTCTGAAATTCGTGTATTTGAATTTGATGAAAATCAGATATACTATGAAAAAAACAATGAAGATAAGGTATATTGCGCTATACGTGATATCGTATGGCACATGGAAAATAATCTGTGGGAACATAGTAGAGCGTACTACGAGGGAACAGGAGTCGAAAAATTGAACCTATGAGTCTTTTTGAAAAAATAATAATACCTTTTATTGCACCAGAATTAAAGAAACTGGATTTTACAAATTCGGTAGGATTTAAAGATTGTTATACATATGACCCTGATAATCCTACTGGAAACAATGAGTTTTATATAATGTTTGATAATTCTGTATACAATGAATATACTATAGATTTGTTCCGAAGACTTGCATCTTCTTATAGTGTAAAGAAGACATATAATAAAGTAATCGACAATAAGTCGTATGTAGTGTATTCGTTTTTTGTAAACCCAGAAGTATCTAAATTTTATAATAATCTTGTATCTCTATCATTTGACCAAAAGAACCGTTATGTAGACTTTTGGGGTAAATTAGATGAAGACAAAGAAACCGTTACCGAAAATTCGGTACTTGCGTTAGATAAAAAACATAGTATGCCATTGGCGGAATTCGTTCCGCCACCATGGTATATATACAATTAAAGGGGGTAACTTCGTAAGAAGTTATCCCCTTTTTTGATGTCATAAATAGAATGACACATTTTAGCGAAAAATTTTCGTTTATTTTTTTTTATTTTATTATCAGCCAAATGAATTAAAACGGCGATGCGTCAGACGCACTGAGTACTGCATTTGGGTCATACCCGCTTCCTCCATCATCTATATATGGATTACCGAATTCATCATATTTGACACCTTCAGTAACCGTATTACTGTATGTACTTTTCTTCAATGCGTCATAGTCGTAACCAAAAGCTTTCAAGAAGAATGCATCGAGTAAGAATTGTTTTATATAATAACTTGAGTTCTCATCTATACCTTGTGTTGAAAGCGATTTATGTAATTGATTCAGTATAATACTACTTACATACATATCTCTTTGAAAATTTGTATATCCTTTATATGAACCATTCTTTATTTTTTCATCGCTATCGTCATCAAACATTAGTTTAAGTAATGCAGTAGGCATTTTACCTACATCCTCGAGTGCTTTATAGTACACAGTACCAGACTTAAGTACTGACATCATACCAAATGGAGATTGTTGTTCAAGAGCACTTGCTGTAGTACGAATGTAACCATTATACATAACATGTCTATATCTGTGTTTACTGAAAAAGTTTGTATAATCTTTAAAGTCATGCATAATAACTTCTGATAATGAAGAGTCTTCTCTATCTAAATAATCATCATCGTCATCACCTCCACCTTGAAATGCCCATGCTGCCATAAACTGAGCGCACGCTACCAGTATACACAACATTGCTAATTCTACAAAATTTTGTCTAATAGCTTTTCGTTCTGGTTTAGACAGATGTCTAAATTCGTTTTTGTATTTTATGCCGAATGTAATATAATGTGTAAAATTCCTAATTAATACACCAAGAGCACGCCATGACGCTTTTGCTATTTCAGGTTCACGAGCTCCTCCTTCTGCAATATTAACAGATTTAGCATTTTCTAATTGCTGCCTTGTCAATGGAGCTTTTTTCACTTTATACTTAACTTTAGTTTTTCCGTTTTGTGTATATTCTTCTTTTTCTACCGAAATATCTCTATAATTCACATCGTCTCTTCCAGAGAACCATTCTTGATTACGCTGTACCATCCAGTGACGCATACCTAAGAAGAATTGTCCAGCCATACTATTTTTATACATTGCTGCTTCACCTTCGACTCCAAGTCCATTAACCATACCGCCTCTTAATTTAACAGTTTTTATTAAAGCTTTTTCTAGTTCTGGTGTAACATACTATTTATATTTATCTTTTATGACAGCTTTTCCGTCTTTAAACTCATATGCGTTCCACAAAGTACGAGTTTCAAACAATCTTTTACGACTAGCGGCGTTTATAGTTCTACCATGTAAAACGAATAAATCTTCTAGTTTGTCTGCAGTATAAAATCCAGCTGGAATTTCATTATCTCCATCATAGAATCTATATGAACTCATTACGGCGTTCAGCAATATAGCATTCATATGATGGTCTACCATTGAGAACGACGCCATTGCTAATTTCTTGGCTATTCTTATGGCTCTGGCATCTCCAATATTTGCAACGTTGTTATCAAACTAAGTACCGACTCCAAAACGTCGCATTAATGCCGACTACAAGTTGTTAGCTAAAGGATTTCCTGTATTTGCAAGCATTAGAGGCAATCTTATTAATTCATGATATGATGCGCTCGTTATATCACGCATAGATATATACTGTCCGCTCCATGCATCTCTAAGCAATACACGAGAAGCATCTGTTAAGCCATAGAATGCAGAAAGGAAGTTATTAGCTAATACACCTAAAGATGCCATACTACGAACCTAAGCGCTTAATTTTGCAGCTGCTGCAGATTGTCCAGTAGGAGTTCCTCCGTATAATTTCATATTAAGTAAGTTATCAGCTAAAGCTTCTGTTCTTGGAATTTCATTGAACACATCAGTTCTATTCTCTGCTCTAAGAGCTTGACGCAATGACCATAACTCAGCTTCAACTTGTTTTTTATATTTATAGTTTTTAGCCATATGCATATACATCAGTACAGCTGCAGTAACATCAAATGAATAGCGTTTACGATTCTCAAGAGAACCTACATATCTAAGTGAAATATCTGCTCCAAAGCCTGTTCCATCCGCTGAATATTGGTATCCATCATTTACACGAACATCTTCATCGATAGCTCTATTGCCAGTGAAACTATCTTTGACAGCTTCCCATGCATCAGCCATGTTATAACCTTTTTTTAATACTCTTGACATTTGAGCAATGTTTGACGCTTCATACTTAGGAAGACGATAGTTAAATATAGAATTTTTAGCTCCGTAATCCTATTGTGATTGTTGCATCATTTCTATCAATGAATTATATAATTTGTGTAGGTTTCTATCTTTTTCAACCTTACTCCATGCTTCTGAGTTATCATAAAACTCTTTCATTGGCTGTTCAGAATTATGATCGGCGTGATCATATTGATCATTAAAGAAAAGTGGGTCATGTTTTTCTGCGAAACGTCCAATTGGAACTCTATCAATAATGCCGCGTACACTAATCTGACCATCTTTCCCTCGAGCTAACATAGTACTTGTTTGTGTAGGATATATATTACTAAACATATGCAACGGGTGAGTATATCCATCTACATCTCTATATGAGAAGAAATCTATTATTGTATCTCTTATCTATGTTTCGCTCATAGATCTAAAATCTATAAGTGCACCATTGTCGTCAACAAAATCTCGTATATAACCATCGGTAACTGCCTTATCATAATATTTCTTTATCATATGGTCATACCATGTTCTGATATTAAGTTTATTGCGTTCTTCGGCTGTTGTCGCATTATAATAAGCTCTTACTTCACTATCTGTAGCAAGTGTTCCATCCTTATGAAATACTCTACCTGCTGGATCTCTGTACACTTGTGGTACATACTGGAAATAATCTTTAAAATCGCTCTTAGGTTGGTTTGGGTCTTCATATTTACCGTATTCAATAGTCTATTCTACACGTTTACAATTTTTCCAGAAGCCTAAATCATTTTCTTTTATAGCTAAATCCTTTTCTATAGTATCTGCATTATCATACTTAACACAGTCTTTTAATGCAGCCTATTCATATCTTGCTAATACTACATCGAGAGGTTCGTCTCCACGTAGATTCTTAGGCATATAATCTTCCATATAGGTAGGATTTATCATATACCTAGTATTATACTGAATAAATCTCTATCTTTCTGCGGGATCTGTTATCTAAGACAGCTCATTATCAAATTGCGCATAGTCTACATTGGTTGTAACAGACTTGTTCACATAAGCCTGCCATGATCGAATCTCCATAGCCATCTAAAGATCTTTTCCGGTCTTATAGTTACCATTTTCGTCGTATACATTTTGCAACAAGGCAAGCTCTGTTTGTTGTATCTTCAATTTAGCTAAGTCATCGTCACTAAGTTTTTCTATTCTAGTGAATCCATTTTCATCAGTACATTTATCCAAATAATAGTTGATATTTGACTGAATTCTATTATATCGAATGAGCGTTTTTGGAGATAATCCGTGACGTTTAGATACCATATCGTCTACAACGACGTCGTAAGTTACTTGCTATACTGGAGCACTCATTCGTTCTAGATAATATTTAAGAGTATAACGCCTGTTTGCATGGCTACACTTCCATTTTTCTATTTCGGTAAGATACTTATATATATCTGGCATTTCGCCATTATCGCCAAACTCCTCATCTTCAGCAAGCTAACCTGTTACACTATTCATATATTGACCAGTAGCCTCATCAATAATATAATGATGCATGACGCCAGGCATATTATCAAATTTATCATTCAGTTCTTCAATAAATTTATTTAGATCCAACTGATATTGGCCATAATTGATAGGACGAACAAAGAATCCAGTAGGAATTCCTTCTCTGTCAAACTCCATCATATTTTTTTGCCAATTCATTCCGAACAACTTAGTTAATCTGCTGGCTTTATTGTAATCACGCTGAACTTTAGTTGCAGCATCGTTCGCTTCAATTTGGGTTTTAGTTTCAGCGTGGTCTATTATGCTAGACATGTATTTTATAACAAGACTTTCAGAGTGCGATGGATCTTCCATCCACTCAGAAACTACACCTATGTCTTCATATTGAAGGTTTTGATGAAAGTAATCACGCAAAAGCTTTCTATGACCTTCTATTTGTTCTGGATGTGCCGCATAAAAATCAATAGCCATGTATTTATCAAGTATTCTATCTACAACAACTACCATAGCGTCTTTCCAGGAATTTTTTGCTGCGTTAATAGTCGGACCAAGCTTGTCTCTTGCATCTCGATACTCTTTATCAACTATTTTCGATGTATTTTGCGGAAGAATATTTGAATTTAATTCGTCATAGAATGCTATATCGTCACGATACATATCCATCAGCATTTGTGGAGTAATTCCGGAATATGGTTCTGGTAATTCTGATTGTTCTTTTAAGAAACCTAATACTGATTCTTTTTTTGTAGGATTGCCTGTCGTAGAATCAATTGTTCCCAGATTATCTAAGGCAAAATACACAGCCATTTTAGCAGCTTCATAGTCACTTGCAGATTTCAGTTGTGTTATTTTCTCAAAAATAGCGTCCTATATCTTTTGTCGTTCATCTGTTTTATTAGGCATTTTCTCGTAGACTTTTTCAAGTTTAGAAAATTGCTTTATTATTTGTGACTATAGTGACTCCTAAATGTTTGACATATTTGTAACAGTCTATTGAGCAAATACAGTCTTTTTATCCTCTACCGTATCTACCAATGGGAGGTTGTATTCTTTCGGATATGCAGCTTTTAATAGAAGCTACATAGCTTCACTGTAGGCTGTTCCATTATCTTTATTTATTACCTTGCCGAGTAGTGCATTAAGCGCAGCGCTTATTGTACGCAATATTTTTTGGAACATATTAAGCTTTTTGTCAGCTTTTATTTGCTTAAGTATCTTAATAAAATCCATGTTCGACAATTCAGCAATAAACTCATGTACATCAGTTAGTCCATATATATTTGCGTCTTCACCTAATTCTTTTATTACTTTACGACGTAACGTATCTATTTCGTCGTATAATGCTTGATTATGATTGATAGCTTCTTCTGTAATAGCGTGGAGTAGCTCGTGCATAACAGTCTGGATAATAGTATTTTCATACTTATTTGTATTAACAAATCCAACATTCTTATTTGTTATCCATATTGTTTTAGTATTTGCATCATATTTAGCAGCTATATCAGAAGGTAACGTATCACTAAAACCAATACGTATACCAAGTGTATGCACCAGACTTCCTATTATTCTAACTATCGCCTCTTCATGTTCACTTCGTCCATGAACAGTTCTAAATAGTTCTTTCATAAGAGCTACAGTGTCTATAGTTTCTGGAGATAGGCTTTTAGTAGATGTTCCGAATAGTATTTTAGCCAATCTAGTTTTATCATCTTCTTCTTTACGTTTAATTGAATAACGTAATTTGCCATACTCTTTCTAAGAGAAGTTTAGTTTGTAGTTAGGGTGCTCTTTTTGAAAATCTTCCTTAAGCTTTTTTTCAATAGGCTGTCTCTATTCTTTAGATAAAGGCTGTAGTCTTGGTAATTGTGGATCTACATGTTTCTAAGCCCATTCTTTTGCGGCCTAGAATGCTTCCATCTTACCTACTGATCTATTTTCATATATGTTGTCAGACTGCTATGAGAAAGATCTTGACATTTCTTCATTGTCTGTAAAATACAAAAAAGATGGGTTTTCACCAGATGTGTCTTCGTAATTTGGATCAAATATATTAAAATCTGCTTCTCCTTTTAGTATAACGTCTCCAGAAACAGTATGATATACTACTAATGGTTCTCCATTTTCATCTACTACTTTAGATACATTGGACTTATCTTCTCCAGTCCAATCACCAAACCATTGTATAAAATTAGAAGAATATACTTTAGCTTTAGCTACAAGTGCTTCCTCTCTATTTCCATAAAACTATTCTAGTTTATTTAATAAAATAGAAGGCGCCCCGTTAGGCGCGTAGTCTAACGGGTACCCTCCATTTTTACCCCAGAGGAAATAAGCCATATCTTCACCAAATATATTAGTGAGCTCTTCAAATTTCTCTCTTACGTTTTTATTACTCAAATTTGGGCAAAATGGTGCCATAATTAATTTCCTCCTTTACAATATTTTTTCATTTCTTTAGCTTCTTTCATATCCTCGTCGCTAAACAGTTCAAGCTGATTTATATTATCAAATGTAGAATCTACCGACATTAAATCAGACAGATCATATTTATCAGTTTCAAGAGTTAATTGGAATTCGTCGTATATACCATGAATATATTCTGCTAAAGTTCTATACATATTTAAATACTATTTATGATTCATCATAAAGTTATAATCTGACAAGAATTTTTTATCTACTACTACACCTGTTTTATTGTAGATTTCGTCGCCATATCCCAAATAACTTCCATCAAAGTACTTCTCCATAATTTCGCCTGCAGTTTCATTAACGGCCTTTAATTCTTTTATAAGGTTGTCAACTTCTTCTTGCGACATGATAATAGTTCCTTTGATATTAGCAGCATCGGTATTGTGTTCAGCTAATGCGTACAAAGCGTTCAATAAATCTCTTTCTGACAAATTATTATCTTTCATGGCGTCAAACAAATCACTATCTTCGTCTACACGTATATGTAATTTCTATATCACTTGACCAGCTGCATCTTTACCAATTCTACTGGTAGTATAACCTATATCAAAATACTTCTATATTACATCTATGTATTCCTGATAATTCTTAGCTATTTTTTTAGTTTTAGTAAACTGTGTTGTTGATTGCAACAATTCTTTGTGTTCTATAAGATAACCGAGAATAGTTTTATTAGAATTTAATGTAGAAACTTGTTCTGAAATAGTTCCAAATTGATCTGTATTATGCTGATTTAGTGGGCCCTTTAATGTTGATTTAGTAGCATCTTCATCAACATGTTTATACAATTCTTGTACTTTCTGTTTTAGATATTGATATAACTTAGGTGTTCTAGTTATAGTAATATTAGAAATACCAGAGTTAAAGAATCCATCTGTTCCACCAACAGCTAATCTTTCATAGTTACCAGTATCCCATTTATCCATAATGTCTTGTATCTCTGCATCAATTACCTTCTTGAATTCAGCAAAATCATTATCAGTCCATCTACCTTTTTCACCTTTATGTTCGGCATTGTACCAACGTTGTGTACTCAATGGCATAGCATTGTCCAATCCACGTATAGTAGCTTGAGTTACTGTAGGATAATGTTTATCTTTACCGTATTTCTTAGCGTATTCAGAATTCGGATCTATTAGTTTACTACCACTATCTCTATCTGTATTATCTGTAAATATATATAACGTTTTTCTATCATTCTCTACAGCTTGTCTAGTATATAATCCTGGTGTAAATATCTTGGACGATACTGGTGGACGTAACGAAGCAAATTCATCTCTAATCTTAGTTAGAATTCTACTAAATCTACCATTATCTTCTTCTTTTCCATCTCGACCGATGTGTGTAATCTAGCGGTTTCCTGTTGATACTAATTCATCTCTAGCAGATTCATTTTGTTCAAAAGATCTGCGCATCAAATCTTCAAATATACCATCAGACATCTTATCCCATTCTGTAACATTTAAACCTTGTATACTTCGTCCTATCTTGCGTGCTTCTGCACCAGATGCTTTTTGCAAAGCATTTAGTATACGAACACCTTCATCGGTAAATTTAGTAATACGTCCATTACTATCACGAATCACATACTTAAGTCCTTTTGTATACCATAATTTACATGCCTGAAATGCTCCTTCTACAGTATTAAATTGTCCTATACGTGTATCAAACTGTCGCCATGCAAAATTACTTAATGATATATTGTCTCCAGTTCCGTAATATACATTAACAGGGCCTGTTTGTTGTGGCTATTGCTCAGGTGCAGAATCTATAGGATTAATATTTTCTGCAGGCATTCCTACATAAACCTTTGCTATTGCATCTGACAATTCAGGTAACCTAGTTTTAAGGTCATTTAATTGTATAATGTTAGAGTTTAGATAATCTGTAACTCTCTTAATACCTGCATCATAATCAAAGTTTGCATATTCAATACGTTCATTTTCTGCGTAATTAAAATGCCATCCATATTCATATATATTGTTTCGTTTATCCGAACTGGTATACCCTTTTCTACTACAACGAACATACACAGGATAACCATATGTCTTGGAATCTTCATTTACTGTTATTGTATATGCCAAACGATATGCTACATAATCACTTGCATTTCTGCCACTTCGTCCTGGGACGACTGTTGTTATGAAAATCGGCAGGTTTGCCATATCTGTAACTCTAGCTCCTATTGCAATAGTTTTATTGATTTTTATGAAATTAGAAGAACCGTCTTTGTTTTGCATATTAACTCTTCTTGAGAATTTATAATCCTAATAATGATTAGCAATAATTTCTTCAAGATACTGATCCATTGTAGTCAACATAAACGATTCATCAGAAAGTTGTGTTCTTATGTAATCAGCAAAACTATTCATATTATTAGGTATATCTCCAATTTGACCGGTACGCCATGATTCTGGCACATATTTAAACAGCTTATTCCATCCAGAATACTCTCCGGTAGATAAGAACGAATATACGATCAAATCTTTTGCAAAATTTTGTACATTTACATCTGGGTCACGTAATAGATCTTCCCAAGCATCCTTCATCAACTTAGTATTTAATTTGCTATCTTCAATACTATCAGATATTGATAAGAATGCTGGCCTCATTACTTCTTTTCCATCAACATATACCGATTGCTCTTCAGGTAGTGCATATAAATGTGTCAGTAATTGGTTATCCTTTAGTCTTGCATATTTCGGATTATTTCTAATTGCATCCCACAACATACTAAATCTATGGTTCATGCACCAGTTGCCAATAAACAGATTAGTAAGATCTTGATCAGTTTTACCTAATACACGTTTAGCGTAGTCTACAATATACATAGATTTAATACGAGTCTATAAAGCTAAACTGATTTCATTCATTAAATCAGTATTTAACGATGAATCGGTCCCTTGTAATGCCCTAGTTATAGGTAATACTAACTTGTTAATGAATGTTCTATTTGCATTGAACATTTGTGCACCAAGTACTTTAAACGGATAATTACAAGCATCTTCTGTCTTAGAATCAATCCACGTGTTTTGTACTAATCGCTATATTGAATCCAAATCCCACAATGACCTTTCATCTGTAGTAAGCTTAGTGTACTGATCAAGATATCGCTACATTTCAAGGAATGTTTTTCCTTCTTTCTTTGTGTCAATTTTTGTATATTGTACCAACATATTTAACGCTAAAGAATACTTCTCGAGAGTCTTCCATGCATAAAATACATTCTTTTGTACGTCTTTTACATCATACTATACACCATCTACAGTTACTGTATCAGCTCCTGGATTTATTGCAATCTACTTCAATACTTCTTGATTATTACGGATGTAATTTACAGCATTTATTCTTGTATTAAGATTAATAGGAGAAGATTCAATATACTTTTTAAGATTATCTTCGCTTGCTTCATCTTTACTTAAATATTGAAGTACTGATTGTGCAACAGCATCTTTCTGTGCAGCATATACAGAACTGTATTTAGATACATCTCTAGAGAATTGACTTTCGGCATTACTACTTGCAGTAGCCATATCTCTAATGATTGGCTGAGCTATGAACCACATACCTGCTTCTCCGTATCCACTACGAACCAATAAGTTAACCATATTATATGTAAACTTATCAATACCCATTCTAGATACCCACGGATCTTTTACGATATCTACGTGCGCATTAATAAATGCAGAAATCCAAGACGATATTGCATTTCCATCATAGTCAACAAGTTTGTCAAAATTAAATATACCAGTAGCTCTATTAAACTCAGTATCTCTGAATCGCACTCCAAACAAGCATGTTAATACATGGTTAGTTACATTAAGCGCAAATGGACCAATACCGAACTTACCTGTAATGTAGTCAAGTCGTCGTTCAGCTTGTTCATGAAGCGTTCCGAAGTTATATGCCAAATATTTAGTTGAACTAGATGTTGGAATTTGATCTGCAATAGATTTAGCAAGAGTCGTATCATTATCAATTGACTTAAACAGTGAATTGATTGAATTCTCTGTATCTTTCAACAGTGTCATCATACAATCTATCAATTTATTCTGATAAGCCTCTTTACTTTCACCACCAACTACCTCATGAACATTTCCGTTTTCGTCAGTTTGGTAGTTATAGCTTGCTAAATATAAGTGGTCTATATCAAACATTAATGTTAACTACATATTACTATGTAGATCAGACTATATCTTCACTATTTCTAGTGTCGTGCATTTCGTGAGATTTTCTTTCTTCACTACTCCAACTTCGTTTATCATATAAATTTCTAACGCGTTGGCTTAAATCGAACTGAATTTTATGTACCATAGATGGTACTTGTGATACGTATGGTTTTACTATGTCTATGAATTTTAAACCTTCTTTCGTTCCACAACATAGAGAAAAACTATCGTCTTTTCTACCTTCGTGAAACATATAAAACTATACGTTCCATACTTCTTTAAAATAATCAATAATAATCTATACCTCTGATTTAGGAAGACACGTAGCTATCTTTATATAAAATCCGTGTATCTTGCCTTCTTTTGATTTACGTATATTTATATGACCATCATCCATATACCAAATAGCTATACCAAGCGCATCTAATCTATTTAATAGTTTTCTATTTCCAATTACTTTTTTCGGTTTATAGAATACACGCCTAAGTACCTTGGCAAACTGTGTGATATATAATTTCATATAATATACTGGAACTCCTGAATTATATCCACAAGTTTTGATATAACTTTTTATTCCAGTATTACGTATACCTCTATTATTAAACTGTTTTATTTTCCACTCAAGATAATCTTTTTGAGCTTCACAATGTGCAATTTTGTATACATTATTACTACTTATTGAGCCATCGCCCAATAATGCGCCTATCATAAGGCTTCTTGATTCTTTATTAAATTTTGTTTTCATGTTCGTTATTATCCATTTAGGAAATTTTTATCTTTAATTAGTCGTTGAACCTTCCCATAAGGGCTTGGCTGCTGATTGTCCACTTGGCATGGAGTTCCCAGCAATTAACACGATTTTTTATATTATACTGGTTCGAACATTGATATTGTCTATCCGAACCAGTAATTTTCGTAAATTCTTCTGGTAGAATAATTGTACTCTTCACCGTTTCAATTACATCTATAAAACGTAATGCATGTATAGAAGATTGAGCCTGTGTAGGAATACGATAACCTATTGTGTTTGCTTTAGCATTTTCTCCAATGACGTTATTGTCAATAAGCCATTGACGTTTTTGTTCAAATGACATCGGACGCTTTGGTAAAATATAATCGAAATAGTCTATAGATATTACAGCATCCATAGAATGATCTTCGTTGATCATCTACAACTTCTTTCCATTATATTTATTTGCACCTTGAATACTTCCACCTTCTGTGGCTGAATTTTCCATTGCAAATACGGAGCGCTGTACAAATGAATTACCTGGTGTAGGAATATTTACAATAGCTTTGTTAATTGCAGATATAAATATACTTTCAATCCATGAAGAATCCTATGTAGCTGCAATCGGGCAACTAATCTAACCGTCGTTATTTAACTACAGTGCTTCAAGTAATCCTTTATCGGCATCTCTAGAAGTTAATTGATCAAGTAAATATGCGGATAGTTTCTTTTGATCTAATTTTCCATCAGTAAAGAATTTATCATCAAATTCTTTTACACCAAGTCTCTCTAATTTATTAATAGCGCCCATGTATTCTGACAAAATAGTCTTACCATCAATGGGTTTTCCAGTACGAGAATCAATATAATTATCTCTAAACAAACGTAAGTTCTGGAGTACAATCTTTATCATCTGTGTACCAAGATTTGCAAACTCACCCTCTTCTGGATCAGTATTAAGCTGTCGTCTTAAGAATGTGAAATCCTGCTCATACACATTAAATGGTTCGTTTATAGCACCGTCTTTATATTCTACTGCACCCTAAGAACCAACCTTTACAGCAGAATCCATCAGCAGCATGTCTACTTTCTCATTTAACATTTTCTGATAGATACCGGCCATATGTCCTGTAGCAATACCTGGGAACAATGGGAACAATGCAAACTTATTATAATATGCTACACATACATCTGACATTTTCTCATCGTTTAATGTATGATCTCTAAATCCATATGCAGTATATTTGGTTGTAACTATGTTTACAGCATCGTATACAGTATTGTATGCTTCAACTTTAGATGTCCAAGTTCCAGCTTCTTTACCGCTAAGCAAATCAAATGCAGCCTTGACTTTTCCAGTTAATTGTCCACGCATACGTAACAAATTTTCACACATATCTGCTGTAATGTAAGACGCACCGTCAGCAACATTGATATCTTCATCGTAAGCAGCTGCAAATTTTTCAGACAATTCTTCTGCATTGCTAACGGCATTTACGATTTTATCAATAGCGCTTTCTTCACTTAAATATTTACCTAAAATGCCTCTTAAATAGTCACGATCTTTTAAACTAGATATATCATTGAGTGCATATACATTATGCCAGATTTCTTTCTTTGCACTATCTTTTTCATTAAGTAACTTCTCTAATTTTATTTCAGCCTCATTTTTAAAATCTAATTTTGAAGATCTTATATCTTTATTAATAGCTGACTCATCTTTAGCGAAATATTCATCTATTACATTTTCTGCCGCAATTGCTGCAGATTCTTTAGCACATGAAGATTTAAATAGTTCGCGTAATCTACCTGCAATATTTGCAGTAGACCCTACTGTATAATCGGAACATTCTGCACAACGATATGTCTGTGACATATATGGTGCTGGAACGTTATCTTCTCCAGTAGATACTAGACCGCCAATACGTTTTTGTAGATCGGCTGTACTATCTTTAATACGCCCGTGCTTCATATCATACGCTACCTTAAATTCTCCAGGGTGTCCTACAAAACATCTAAGTGTCTCTTGAGATGATATAATGCTACGAATAGTACCATCCTACAAGATAGCTGCTATTGCAAGACTTCTACAAGCTTCAAATCTAGCATTTTTTTCTGCACCAGCAGGCATATTCTTAAATCCTTCTATAGAATTCATTATCTACAATGCTACTATTTGAATCTACTTATTATTGAGATGTACATTTGTAAGATTTAATTTAGAAAGCGTATCATTTGCGTAAGCTCCAATAGTGCCATCTCCTTTATCCCAATCTTTTCGCTCTATTAAACCGAGAGACTGTGCTTTATCGATTTCTGAATCCAGTTGGCTTTCAAGAGTTAGCGCCATAATTTCGCGCTTTTCTTCAAGTGTTTTATTAAAGAACTGTTCGTTCGCAAGTTTTAATAGATCAACACTGCTGACATTTGGATTATTTAGATTAATAGCATCTATTTTTTGTATTTGATTTCCATCTTTGTCCTTATCGTTTCTAAATACACGTAACTCGGTTAATGATAAAAATCTAGTACCGTTGGGTTCTACTCCTTGCTTATTCTTAGTATGATAGTTTTTTATACGAGCAGCTTTCGGAATAGCACTTTTTCTAACTTTTTCATATCCAGGTATTTCAGGGTATCCTAATTCATCCATACATTGGCATATTGCCAGCTTTTCACCTTCTGCATACTGTATCATTTGATCAAGTACTGCATTAGATGGACGTAAATGCGGAACTAAACCTGCTTTTGTTTTCTACCATATTATAGTAGGAACATTTTTTACGGTACATTGTTTATTGCCAAATTGATCTATAGCCTCGCCAAATTCAATACCTGGTATCTTTACACCATCAATACACATCCACGTACCTTTATCTGCCAATGTCGGGAATATTAATATACCCTATTGAAGCATTGCCATTTTAGTAATATAGTCGTCTATCTGAGATTCCAACTTATATTCCGTTCCATTATCATTACGGTTATCAGTTTTTAGACCAAGGTATGTAAATACACGCAGTTTATTATTCTTGTTACGTAATATTATAGAGCCGGAAGGAATTCCATTTACAGTCTGTATGTTATATCCAAACCTATTTAAACGTTGAATTAACGGGTTATTTGGATCATTTGTATTAAGTGCATCTACAATAGTCGTAATACTGTTGTTCTGTGAAATAGAAAAGTACCTCTTTCCGCCAAGTCCTTGTGCCATATTACTAATAGTAATACGATTATACGCTCCTTGCATATTACCAAGTTCTTTTACAAATCCGTTATTGACATAACCCTTTAATACATTTTGCTGGTTTACAGATCCATCCGGATTTACAAAAGAGTTTAATAAATCTATAAATGTAGTTATCTAAGATACGCCTTTATTGGTGAACATCTAAGCTAATCCTTCATATCCTATATCTCCATACGCTGTGGATAGCATATGATCGAGTGCTTCTTTTGTAAATATTATACCTATCTTATTTAATTTAGATATAATCTAATCTTTTAGTACATCTATTTCACGATATGCAGCTTTATGATAAGTTATTCCATCAAGAGTTAGTTCGTCATTTGCAGATGTAATCCACTCTCTAATATCAGATAATGATTTGGCAGTTCTACTAAATACATCCTGTCCTTTCGGACCTCCCATACCTTCTCTAAATGTTAAATGACCGTTCTAGTCCCTATTTCTATTAAACACGGACACCTGTCCAGAAACTAAGAAGTTAGTCCATTGTGTTGAGAACATTCGTTTATCACGGTCAAGAGACGATTCTTTTATAGTTACTGATTTACTACCATCGGCCTGACGTTCAGATTGAGCATAAACGAAAGTATGCTTCATACTATGTAAAGCTCCAACTATTTGTAACATATATGCTTCTTTATCATAGTCGATCTTTACATTGTTGTTTTCATCAACAGCATATGCTTGTGTATACAACGCATGGAACTTGTCGTATACGAACTTATACATAGGTTTAGCATTAGATTTTTTAGCCAATTCATCGTCCAATTCCTTAGCAGTAGTAATCTTTCCGAACTCATTTATAAGCACATTATAAACTTCTTCAAGTGGCATAAATGTAGGTGATTGAAATTTATTCTTGGACAAATCATATGCAACAACGCGCCCGTCTTCAGTATCCTGCCACGTAAGATATGGTACAGTAGCGAAGAAGAATTTCACGCTATCTGGAATTGAATCGAGTTTAGAAAATTCGTATGAAGCTCTATCAAACTTATCGATATTACTGTTCATTACTTTTTCATCTTCGTCCTCATTGTCACGTTCATTTATTTTTCCAGCATATCTTGTAATAGCATTTTTAAGGTATTCATTTACTTTTGGAAGAAGTATATCTAAATTAGGATATCTTACTTTTTTACCTATTGGCGCATCGTTTTGTTTAGCATTAGGCGCATATTCATATGTGATACCAGCTTTAAATACTTCTCTATATGCTCTTTGTGAATAAGTGAGATCCTTTTCTGGCACTCCTTTTCCACATAATGCATCTATGAATTCCTAAGGTAATGCTCTCATAAGATTTTTAGAAGTTTGTAGCTTTAGATCCGAAGCGTTTAATGCATCGAGTTTAAGCACTCTAGCTGCAAAGAATCCTAATGACTCTACCATATCCTATACATCAGCACTGTTATGTAATTCTGTAAAATTAACCGATTTTCCAGTCTTTGTGTTCGTTACAGTATAATAAAGACCTCCCTTAAACAATTTATCAAATCTAGCTTTTTGCTTTTCACTAATAGTAGCATTACGGTATTTTCCATTTGTAGTATCATTGAATACTTGATATAGTTCTGTCGTTCCTCGTAAGCCTACTTTTCGCAATATACCTATAGTTATGCCTATTTTCTTAAACCATGAGAACAGACGTTTATACCATTTAGATTTGTCTGAATCTCTACGATTTGCCATATATCTAGTAAATAGGTCAGCAAATTCTTCTGCTATTTGTCTATCTGTAGCATTCTTATGGCGACTTCTAAATCGTTCATATAGTCTATCACGAGTATTTTCAGGAACAAGTAACTCGAATATTTTATGAAATGCCTCGTGATAAGCAGCACTCTTTGGAGCATGTGTAGATAAGTCAATCGATAATGCATGACAAACACCCATAATGTATTCATTGCCAATCTACCCTAAGCAAGTATCATCTTCAAGATTTAATGTAGATCCGTGTTTTGCCAAATCACCTAAGACTTCATCGAAGAAGTTTAATACATCATCTCTAGTTGATTGTGACCATCCGCTACCAGGATTTTTTCTCTGCTTCATTAACAGATTACTATCGAGTATATCGAAGATATGCTGTCTATTATTTTCTTTTTGCTTTTGATCGATTTTTTGTTTTGCAATTTGATCAGCAGCAGCTTGATTACTAGCAGCATCTACATCATTCTCATTTACTAGTTCGCAACTAGTAATATTTACCTGTGTATAAGACTATCCTATAGCTTTTGTAACAAGTAAACCTTTTCTGAGCATACATCCCAACCAAGTAGATCCTACAGAATTAGCATTCTAATGTGTAAAATCATCACGAGTCATTACTAATCCATTAGGCAATTCTATTTCATTTGCAGATGTATTTAAGAATTGTGAACGAACTGCTTCAAATAAACTGTTTGATGACTAAGCTACATTAAAGTTCAATTCTTTAGCATTGATCGTTACGCTCATTGAAGCTATTTTTTGTACTAACTTTTCGCGTTCTTTAAGATCATTTATATTAAATAAAGTATTTCCAATCTTTATACCATTGACATTACCTTGTTTAACAATTTCAACCATATTGGTTGTTTTGTTATATTGAGAAAGAATTCTGGTATCATTCGGATTTTGTACATACAATAACTGATGGGCAAGCTAATACGGATCATAGCCTTTATACGTAGTTTCTCCATTATACAGTGCTATTAATACTTCAGCAAGTTTAGATGCCATTGTCGGACTTACCTAACCTATAGTAGCTCCTACAATTGGAATACCTATCGTTTTCTTATTTCCAGTATAATATTTATATATAATAGCACCACTGTTAATTCTAAGAGTTTGTTTCTTAAATTCCTCATCAAATCCAGTTATAAGCTAATTCATATTTGGACCTGTATATACATCATAACTGATTGTTCCATCTCGGCCACATCTAAAATCGCTTATACCAATTCTACTACTAGGAGTAGCTGCTACAGTATATAGATCTATTTCGTTACCGTATCCTTTAAATACAAAATCCATCGGAGAATGGTAATTGCCATTTTTATCGTACTCTATACTACCTTTATTTGTATTGAATGTAACATTTATTTTTGTTCCAGGATGAGTTTTAACGTATTCTACCATTTTTAGGTAACGTTTTGTAAACTTCTTCTATCCTTGATTTACGTCACGCATTCTACGTCTTTCGTCTTCAGTAGCGTTTGGATAGTACGATTCATCTATCATTAATGGAATATCTGCCCAATGTTTTTTACCGTCTTTATCGGTATATGTAACATATACAGCGAGTTCTCCAGGTTTTATCGCATAAGAAGCACCTGTACGTTTATTTACGTAATGCATATCTTTAGTTGCCACATATAGATTAAATGTTGATTTCTCTAAAAAGTCAGGTTGTTTTGACATCCAATAATAATTATCATTTATACTCATTGCATTCCATGAGAGTGGATGTACTTTAGAAACATTATAATAATCTTTAAATGCATGCGGCATTCTATTTATTCGTTCTAATTCGCTTTTAGGAGGTTCTGGGAATTGTTCATCTTCTACATCACCATAACGAATATTGAATTCATTAGATAAATCACGTACAGATTTAATAACATTTGTAAGTGAACCTATCTGTATACGATCATTTCCAATACGATTTTTTAAGAAATCCTAAGCATTATCAAGTAATACTGATAAATAATTGTTTATTAACGAATTATACCAGGCTTGTAATTTTTCATGCCCATATAAATCATTCAATACATGATCTCTCAGCGTTTTCTCCCAAGAATTTAATTGACGCCAATACGAATTATAATTATCATGTACTCCTGTGAAAGTAGTTAACCACCATCTTTGCATGAACATAGATGCAGCTCCGAAATACTACCTATTCTGAACAAGTTTTTCAACAGCAGATGCAATAAGTTCTTCTTCTGCAGTAACATCAATTCCTTCCAAAGATTTAGTTTGAAGTACATCATCAAGTGCACATTGAGCATCAAATATAGCTTTATATATTTTATTAATTAAAGCTTTATCTTCTTCACTAATAGGCTTTCCTGGAGTAAATTCGTCGAGCAATAAATCCAACTCTCTACAGCTGTCGTCTAAGAGTCCTACTAATTCAATTGGAGTTGGCTGCGACTCTGAAATAGCTTCTACATACTGCTTGAAATACTCTTCCTCTTCTTCGGATCTAAGCTATGCTTCGCGCTAAGTCTTTACTTCAGTATAGTGAACATTTAATTCATTTTGCTTCTATTGAATTTCTTGTAATTGTTGACTAAGTTTATTAGCAATTTCATCACAGTCTTTCAATGACACAGGAGTAGGATACTGAATAGTCTATATCTCATTCTGATTGTCGTATAAGCTTTGTCCTAATTTCTTTACTTGTTTAAGTATGATATTATATGCAAGCGCAGTTTCATTATACTTATTTACGATTTCAACAATAGCTTGCTGTTTTACACGCATAAGTTCTTCCCATTCATCTTGGCTCAATCCTTCATATTCATTTTTTGCCAGAGAATTCTTGAGAGTAACAGGTAGGAATTTAATTATGCCGCATTGCTTTTGAATCGAAATAAATCGTCCATTCGCCAATACCGGTAATACACCTAATGATGTAACATCTTTTCCTGTTTTCTTAGAAATCATATCTTCTAGATTATGAAGCATATCTTCTTCACGCTCACGTATAAGATAGTGTGCCTACGCTCCAGGTTTATATTCCCATCTACTAAGTATATCTGTATAAGATGATAACACATCTATTATACGAATTTCACCTTTTTCATTTGTAAGTATAATGTCAACTTCTTCGCATGTTTTAGTATCCAAATCATACACATTCTATGCTGTAGTAATAACAGTATATCCAGCCGTTAATAATGTGTTTCTAAGATCTCTACAATCATTTACAAGGTCATTAAAATCAGTACCATATACACTAGGCTCAAGTTCTGATTCTCTACCAAGTAATGTAGCAATTACAGCGTTTCTAACTTTAATTCCAGCTATAATACTATTAGTAGGATGTACTGCTATTGCATTTCTAGCAATGGCTTCGACTATACCAGGAATGTTTTTATACTTTAGATACTCTTTATATTGTACAGGCGTGTTTCTAAATATAGATTCGAGCTTATTTAAAAAAGCTTCGTCCGAGTTCTTAACATTATTTAATTCAGATATAATCTGATTAAGAGTTAGCTTATTTGTATCAGATATTTTATCAGCAGCTTCTTTATTTGTACACAATACTGGACCATTTTCCGTTTCAACAATTACATCAAAATAAGATGCAGTAGCTTTATCAATCTTAGCTTCATCTTGATTTAATATATATTGAACAGGATTTGTTATTTGTATCTCAGGACGTATATATGGAGGTTTTGCTACAACACCGTATGCTACAACTTCGTCAGCAAAACTTACATTATTAGCAAAATCAGGCTGCTGATATGCAATTTTTATAGCATTCTTTATGTATAACTGTTTTAGTTGAGGTATGTAGTCTTTTATATCAACATCACCTGCAATCTCTTTTACATCTTCTATGAATTGCTATATTTTATATACACCTATTTCTGCATTTTTCATTAGGTTATTAGCAATAGATACCATAGCATCTTGGAACGGAATTATTGCTGCATTTAGGCTACCTTTCTTCCAGTTCTTATAACGTTTCTTACGACGTTCATATGCATCTTTCGCACGTTGTTTATTACGTTGGAATTTCTCTTCAGATTTTGTAAATGCTTCCTTTCGCTTTTCCTTAGTTTGCTCCAATTTAGATTCAGTAGAAGGCGCTGTTGTAACTGAAGCAGGAGATACAGTAGGTTTATTACTAGGACTTGCCAATGGATCTCCTTCCGGTTTTTTATGTTTGATTGGCAATTTACTAGCTTCTTTGGCTGCACGTTCTTGCTCTTCTACAACACTTTCCATATATTTTGCAGTAGCATCACCTGCGTACATATCGGCTACCATTGTATCTAATTTATCATTACGCTTTTCAGCTTGCATGATAGTTGAAATACGATGTTTATAAGCATTATTTGCAACATCGTCCGGATTATACTCCATTGTAGTATCCTCGGATTCAATTTGTTTTACAAGCTCGTCATCTCCTGCTCTTTTAGCAGCGTTTAGTCGTCTATCTCTATCAGATTCTTTCAGATATTGCTTTTCATTATACTGATACTTACCATCTTTATCTTTAACAACACCATATTGGAATGTATTCAACGTCTGTTCTGTGACAGCTCTGTCTGCACGTAACATCGCTAAGTTTAATTCAAGCTGCTGAGACTCGTCTGAATTATATTTTGTAACCAATGGGAGCGAATCTATTGTCTTTAATGCGTCCTCATTAGTCTTACCAAAATCAAGAGTGTCATCGATACTTAATAAAGTATCTTTAACTTCTTTTATTTGTTTGTCAATCTCATCTGATACTAGCTTAGAATCTTGTTTTTTAGACTTTATATTAAGTTTTGCTAATTTAGTATAAATCTAATTAAGAGAATGCTCCTGACGTTTTATGTTGATCAATGCCTTAAGTCTATTTGCAAGTCTAGTTTGATACAAAACTTTCTGTTTAGCCTCATCGATAAAGTTAGCTTTAGCTTCTTCTTCTGCAGCTTTTCTTGCATCATATACTTTCTTCTTGAATTTTTTAGATCCAACTTGCTCTCCAGACTCTTTGGCTTGTTTCATCAGATTTGCTTCTACTTCATCGGCAGCCTAAAGTTGTCTATTCTTAAGAAGCATCTGTACTCCAAAATCGGTATCTAGTGCGCTAGTAACGAGCTTACCCATTTCTTCTTGGAATTCTGGCGTATTATACAACTGTTGCAGAGTATTATTTTGTGATACAGTCTCTTTGCTGTTTTCAAGTAATGAAGATTGCGTATTATATATATCGGCTACAGCATGCGCATATTCACTTGTACCGTATTTAAACCCTTTTGCTTCAAGCATTCCACGTACTCGCTTGTTTTCAACAAGTCTATTTATCGTCTGGATAGCATTAAGTTTTTCGTCATAATCTTCATCTGAGTGTTTTCTTTCATCACCATCACGCTGTTTATCTTCTTCATACAATCTAGACAATTCAGATAAAAGAGTGCCTCCTTTGCCTTTCATTGCCCATTTAGCAAATGTAACATTAGCAGCACGATCTAATTTATCGAGCTCACGACCCATAACAAGACTTTCTGTAAGTACTTGATCAGCATTATATTGACGAATTGCATTTGGTACACTACCGGCAATGTTCATTATTGCAGGATGAGCAAATCCTAATGCAAATCCACCTCGTACATTCTACCAAAATTCCTCATCATCCGATAATTCAGATTTACTTAATCCAAGTAATGCCATATATGCACTAGCAACTCGTCTACCTTGTGCCCAGTCATTTGCCAATAGATCAGCAATGTTTGGAACAGAGAATCCAAACTGAGATGCAAAATCTTCTTGTGAGTTCAGATACTGAACACCTTCCTCTGCACCTTCAGACAATCCAGAAATTACTCCTCTGTTTATAGCATTAAGTCCATACTTAGCTGCAAGACGCATCCATTGTTTGGGCAATAACTTATCATAGATCCATCTGTATTTATGCATAAATGTACGCCCTAAATCTGCAATATCAGCTCTAAATGTTTCAGGTAGCATACTTGCTCCTAATTTAAATACTGGTTTAGTAATTGCTCCGATTGTACCACCTATTACGTGGCCACCGTATCCGAATCCAAGAGAATCCATTATAGTAGCTCCTGTTTCAAATCCGCTACTCATCTAAGACTTTACAGAATTAAATCCATGCGCAAACTTACTAGCATTTGATTCGGCCTCTTTTGCACCATATCTGCGCATCCATCTCTGAGCAACGTCTTCTGTAATAGCTCCAGATTTAACCTTATTTGCTATTGTCTACATTTTACGGTCTATTCCTATAGACATATATTTTCTGGCTGATCCTGTAGGTACTAACTGCATCATAAACTGCACCGGAAACTCTCCTGCAGTACGTAAGTTATCTGCCCAGTATTGAGCTTTAAGTCCTTTTTGGCTTTCAAAAAATGCTGCTTTTAGTTTAGGGCTATTGTTCCTAGTATATCCTGCTATAAAGTCACGCATTACATTAGCAACATCTTCGTCTGAGCCACTATTAAATCTTGAATTAATCCAGTCATCAGGCATTCCTTGTGATTTCCAATAAGCTATAGATTGGCGTTTTAAGTCATTAACGATATCATTGTTTCCGTTGTCGTCATTTAATTCGCGCATCGCTTGTACTAAATTGTCGACTCTTCTTGATCCAATCTCTCCACGGTTTTCATCAAGTGCACCTTCTATTTGCCATGGAGCACTTGCTATAGTAGAAAGGTTTGTTAATGCTAATGATCCACCTCCAGTAACAGGAGCCAAGGCTACTCCAGCAACAGTTCCAGCTGTCTACAGGGCATTAGCTTTAATTTGAGACAACGATGAGTTAGAACTACCTATCATATTTGGCATTACATATTTCCAATAGTTCCAATCAAATATACTTGCGTTTTGATTTACTTGTAATCCTTCTTGTATGGCTTTAGATGGCTCAAATATCTAGTTCATTCTTTCCTAAAACTTCGCAGTATCTATATAATCTTGTTGGGCTTGCGCTTTCTTTACTTTCTGCTAATTTATATAAGAGTTTGTTCTAGCGTTATCATAATCTAATAACTTTTCGGCATCCAACAAATGCATCTAAGATTTTGTAAGAGAGTTTTCCTGCTTAGCAATACTTGACTTTTTATCTTTTGTAATATTTTTAAATGCTTCCTATATTCCTGCATTTAAAGCTTTTTGGCGTTCTTCTGCATACTGCGCATCTAATGATCTAGAACGATCAAAGTCATCTTTTTTAATATTCTCATACCGATTGTAATCGTTTTTTAGTCGTTCATCATAATCATGTAATACTTCATTTGTTCTATTTCTAGCGATGTCTTTTCGTAAGTTAGACTCCTTCGAGTCGATAACTGACATTCCTTTTATTGAATCCCAAAGCAGCCCGGCACCAAGATTAAGTGCTCCGCCAATGCCCATATTATCGGTATACTGATCTATTTTATACGCCTGATCTAGGGCCCGTAACTATGGATCCTACATCTGTTGCTTAAGCTGAGCAATGCCTGCATTTATCTCATTAATTTTTGATTGTAATTGTCGCTATGCCTGTGCGCGTTGTTCAGGAGTTTCGCCAGCCTTAGGAGCATATATTTCTTTATACATATCTATCTAGCCGGCAGCTTTGTCAATAGACTATTGTAATTCTAGCATCTTGAGATGGGCTTCTGCTCCAGATATATTAGCATCTGCTAATGAAATATTTCCTATAGACGTTTCCATGTTAGCATCTGTACCACCTTTAAGTCCATTATTTATATGACCCTATAGGTGAAAAAATCCGCGCATAGCTAAATCAAAAGCAGGTAAACCTGTTTTTGCCGCCATTGACATCGCACCGAGAGTACCGCCCTACTTCATCTTTCTGAGTAGGAACTTTTGATAATTTCCCTCAGACATTTCTTTATCGCGCATCTTATCAATACGTTCATTTTCCTCTTTTAACAATCTATCCTCTTCTTCTTGGCGCTTTCTAATCTCTTCCTAACGTTTTTTCTCATTAAGTCTAGCAGTTTCTTTACGCTTTTGTATATACGTATCATAGCGCTTTTGTGCCTCTGCACGAACTTTAGCACCTTCTCTTATAGCATTTTGAGTTTTTATCCACTCTTCCAGCTATTTCTTTTTCTTTTCACGCTCCACATCACTTGCAAAAGCAGGTTGGATATATCCGTCTTTTATAGGTGCTTTTAGTGGAGCATTATAGGCTCTTGGGCCTTTATAACTGATTGTTGCCATAATTATTTTATTTTACATTAGTAGCTTGTCTTTTATCCATTGTAGGCATATATGGAGCTGTACCCTCTTCGGCATCCTAATAGAATACTATATTATCGTTATTCTTTCTCTATAAGAAGTATCTGTCAAGAATGGGTTTATGAGTTTTATCATCATACTAAATGTTTCCATCTTTCTTCCTAGGTGCACGGAACCATATATTCACAGCTTCGCCTCTAAATCTATTATTTACGTCGTTTTGTTTATAATCTTTAGATCTTAGTTCGCCTAATGCGTAAGTTCCGACTTGAGTAATTTCGTTTTCATCTACGCCAGCCTATGCCGCCATCATTTTCAATAAATTGTTACTAGTACTGCGATGTTTGTGTGGCCCGTCAGTAAAGCCTTTAGTGTTTGTATACATCCATCTTTTACTAACAAGTATGTTTCCAAGTTCATCCTTTGGAACATTATAATAACCTGTAAACCGGCCGCTGTTATCGTATATTCTAGTTATTCCTTTTCCAGATGGCGGATTTACTCTGTATGCAGGACCATTATGTACAGGGAATACGGCACCGGTACCTGTACCAATTCTACGATCCGCATCCTCAAATATATCTACACGTACTCCACCACCATTTCCATATGCGTCGTATTTTTGGTCAATTTTCTTTTTCTGTTCATATGCATTGAGATCTAATGTACTATTATAACTTGCTAGCTTAAACGGATCTGCCTCGTACTCTTTCTTCTTTAGTTTATTTCGATTTGTAGATACTATTTCATCCAATAACTTATTATTTGCTTCTTCTGTTAATTGTTTATCAGACAACATCGGATTAGCTTTCCTAAGTTCTTCTTTAGTTTTATGTAGTTGGAATTTGCCTTGCGCACTACTAAGATATACAGGCATTTGCGCTTTAGCTATCTTTTTTAAGTCATCAGAATTCAATTCATATACTCTATTGCCGCCTTCCATACCTTTGTATATAGGCTCTACATCTTTAAACCATTCTTCAGTATCTCCACGTATTCCTGTATATTTATGTGCAACACCATTCCATGCTCGACCAGATTTCAATGTGTCATAATCTTTAAACGGACTATTTCCTTCTAACGCATTAGCATATTCATCGAATTCACGATCATATTGACCAGCCTTCTGAAGGTCACGTACATCTTTCATGTACTCTTTAGCGACTTCTGCAGAACGTTTTAAGTTAGCTAAATCCTAATAAGGTCTACTATAAATGTAGTCGTATATTGCACTTCTACCTTCGATACTTCTCATCGGATCTATTCCCTGTTTACGTAAATCATCGTATAATTTAGATGCTCCACCTAAAGTAAGATTATAATACGCATCATTATCTTTAGCAAAAGGGCTTGAAAAACTTCGTGTATCTTTTACATACTCTTTTAAATCTTGCATTCCTTGCATATAATCTTGGCGCACAGCGTTTGCGTAATTCTACTGTGCTGCCAAGAATAATTGTGCAGTTGCAGGATCAAACATGTCATCCATCTTATAGATGACAGGTTGTTCTTGTCCTAATATATTCATTATTATATTATTTATATAATGTTCTATTAAATCTTCTTCCTTCCAGATTCGCTTGACGATCGTATAAGTCAATAAGTCTATTGTTATAGTCCCGAGCGCTTTCAAATTCTTGTTGCTGGAATAAGTTCTTTCCAAGTGCCCCAAGCATATTAAGTCTACCTTGATTAGCATTCTCCATACCAAGCAATCTACGTGCTACAGCCTCTCTATAAGCTTGCTGTTGCTGTGCAAGAGCAGTTTGCTGTCTAGCAGCATCTTTCTCACCAGCCTCCATCAATGCCTGTGCATAAGCTTGTTTATACTTATTATTTATATCGTTAGCTTCTCCATACAGTTTAGCCATATTCATCATATAGTTGTTGCCGTGTGCAGCTAACATCTTAGTACGTTGTCCAGCACTAAGTCCACCTTGTTGATTTATATTATAAATGCCTTGTCTGTATGCATCACGTACCTATTGAGCTTGTTGATACGGATCAAAATGCATTTGTCCAAGTATGTTTAATGCTCGATCAGCATTACTATTACGAACATAACTATTAGCAGCTTGTGGAGCTGAATTTTTATAATAGTTGTATTGGCTGTTAGGTATTCCATATGCTCCAGCATATATTAATGGCTATAGCCAATTTAAATTAAATTTACCTTTATTATACTGAGGCATTGTACCATCGTATGTATTCTATATCTTATGTTGCATTTCTTGTCTATTTAACGGTTCTTTCGTGCTCTCTACAAGCTGCTATTGCATCAAGTCTAACTGCTTGAGATTAAGCTCTTTAGTTTTATTATCAGCATTTTTATTAGACTCAATTAACTTGCGTAGTTTTTCATTTTTAACATACTGCTTAGACATAGGAGCTACTTGATCTGCAAATGATTTTCCATTAGTCCAATCTATATCATTGCCAGCTATATAGTTGTTGTCGCCCTCTTGTACAGAACTATATTGATCATCTGCACGCTTCTTACCTTTGTCTATATAAGTCATCTTACCTTCGTCGAAGTTTACAATAGTCTCTCCTTTACCAACCTTAGAGTTTATTGGACCAAGATGGTATCCGTCTTTATCAAATACCATTCCGTATCTACCTTTGCTAGGTTGGTCTATTAAGTTATAATTTACAGCTGTTTTTCCTCTGTCAGCATTATATAAAGATGTACCAGTATAAGTATCATTATCAAATTCGTTTCTAAGTCCTTCAGACGCAGCAACCGATTCAGCCTACTTATTCTGATTAGCGTAACTTGAAATCAAAGCTTCTTTTCTACGTCGTAATTCACGCTTACGTCTGTTACGTCCAAATAGCGATCCTATACCTCCTATAAGGCCTCCGATTAGTCCGCCGCCAATAATTCCAAGCGGACCGAGCGATGTACCAAGCAACGATCCTACTGCTAGTGCAGATCCTACACCAGCTCCTACTCCAGAAATACTATTAGACAATACTCTATTATTTTCATTATATTTAAGCATTCTGTCGTATGCCGAAGTATCTCCAATATTTTTTGTAGTATAATCTACTCCATTAATGGATTGGGTTGTTTCGTTATGACTTTGATCCATCATACCTGCAGTTGGAATACTCAGACCTTTTGCCAAACCACTTCCGAGATTATATAATCCGTACGCAGCACCTGCTGCACTTAATGCAGTTCCAACAGTTCCACCTAAAGCTGACGTTGCTTGTTTTGTAGTTTCTTGTATAGCTTTTTTGCCGGCTTCTTCTCCGGCCTATTTTGCACCGGCAGACATTGCCTATCCGAGTGTATTATTTGCAGCAGCTTTCAACATCTGATCTGTAGACATCTTCGATATATTTGACATCATAGTTTTTGTAGAAGCCTATAATGCTGCGTTAGAAGCTTTCTAACCTAATCCGCCCATTAACGATGAGTATTTAAATGCACCAGTTAATGGTTGTTTTAACATGGTAACATAAGGCGTGCCTGTGCTTACAACACCTTGCAGTGATGGCTTATACATACTAGCCTCTGCGGACATATCCTGTCCCTGCTATATTGAAGGAGTACCTATGTTAAAGTTATCACTTTGCTAATAACCAGATGCAGTCTGTTTTGCTGCTAAATCATATCTAGGTAGTCCGTTTCGTATTTGTTTATATTGTAATAATCTATTTCTCTTATTCATAATTAATTGTATGATTGTCTAAACTTGGTTATTATATGTGATATTGCTTTATTTCTGTTGCCTGCCCACTCAATTGTCTCAATCATCCACTTTCCACGTAGTCTACGTATTCCATCTGTGCATCTTGGTATTGGGAAGCATATATTTCCTTCTCGAACAGTATAATAACCCTTACGTAACTGATGCCCTGTTGTCCTATCTAAATCGGTTTTAAAATATATCGTGCCTAAGTCATCAAGTGTGTTTGTATCGTAATAAATACCACTATAAGCCTCATATAATTGAGGATATATAATTTGCTAGTTATCGAACACTTTTGTGATAGATGCGGTTGGGTTAATTACAAATTTTAATTGTGCTAATGATTGCTCGTATGTCCCTTCATTTTGATGAACCGATTTATAATACGTCATGCTATATTTATTCATGCATATCGAAAGTACGTCGTTGCACTTAGTATACTAGTTGTATACCGATGCCACATTACGACTAATTAAATTGTACAAAGATTGCGCAATATTTAACCTACAATTAAACGCCAACGAACAATTCTAATTATAACCAGCGTAATTACTTATAATCGGATAAAATATTAATTCGTCATTAGCTGCATCATATGCGATTGCTGGCACATCATTACTTTCGCCAACTTTTTGCATTAACGTTTTTACGTTACAACTTTCTGTAAAGTCTAGTACCGACATTCTAGTACCGCCATATGCACCAGATGTAGCTTTATATGCTGCAATACATTTATTACCATAATCGAACCAATATATATCGTTATCAACATTTACTTTACACATATCTTGTGCTCTCATTCCAAACTTAGTACTCAAATAATCAAATCTCTGCAATACAGTTCCCTGTCCAAGTTGTATAAGATTACTGTTTTCATCTTTAACCAAAGAGCGTTCGTTAACAGATAACTTACCAAACGCTTTTGTTTGCCAGAAATACAGTGTATCTTGTGCAGTAAGCATGTCAGTTAATTCTCCGTATGTTGGATTGACGTCTATATAATCTACAGGCTTAAATATATTCCAACTATTTAAAAGTTCTCCATTGGTTTTTAGCTGTGAATAACATATTCTTTGTGAATATGTATTCTCTAAATGTGTAGTACTTTGTGGTGAATATAAATCATTGCTAGTTCCATTGTCAGAATAAATAAGATTATATTGATGTATCGGTCTATCTTGTGAGGATACGCCTTTTATTTCTCCAGCTTCTGACTGTAAGTTAACATTATTTGTATTACGATAATTCATTCCATAATCGAAATACTGATTAATAGTGCTCTCCATTGGGATATAGTGTATTGTCTACATAGACTGTAATGAACTCTTATCATCATTAAAGTCATACGCTTTATACATGCCTTCTATCTCATATATCTAAGTATACGTATCTCCTGTAAACACGTACGCTTTATTTGACGCATTTTTATCAGTATTTATTTTTTTATAGTCTCCAAATCCATAATACGTATCGTATTGCTTAGATGACATATCTTTGCCAGAATAATGTATAGCAGGATGTGTAATCTCACACAGAAGTGTTCCCGGATAACTATTTAATTTAGATACTTCTTCCGGATCTTTAGAATTTACTTGAGGGTCGAATGATGGTATTAAAACTCCACCTAAATCCGATGGACTGTAATAATTTGTTATAGGATTGGTCGTTATTACTTCTCCAAAAATATATTTTAGACTGTGAGATTTTATTATGTTCCCGTACTACGAATCTATTAATTTGTCCAATTGTTCTCTATCATCAGATAACTATATTATCAAACACCTTGCAGCAGGACCAATTGGCCCAATAGAAGGGAATGTCCTGTGTTCATGGTTACCTGAATTCTTAACGTTTGTAAATTCAACGACATCCTTCCATATACCTTCGGTCCATCCAAATTCATTACTAGTGCCTACTGGGATATCATATTTGCTACTACAAACCCAATTCAAATAACTAGACGTAGATATATTTTTAACATATGATTTATATTTCTTTACAGCGTTACTTATTTTACTTCCATCCATGACATGATTAGAAAAACCATCTTCCCAATTAAGCATTCTTACGTTTGATATTTCACGTATCTACATAGAATAATTATTTTGGTTCAGATTGAATTTGGTATCTTTTGTAAACTAAACATTATCTACGTCTACTTTGTATTCGGAATTTATATTGCTAGGCCTCAATACCGGCTCACCGTTGTCGTATACAATTTTATTGTTAGAATCTAGCATGAAAAATCGCCTAGAATATACGTCACTTGCAGAATTTAAATACCATAATTTATTTACTTTATTTGATTTGTCAGATTTTGAATAACTTAACGCTTTATAATTTACATTTGTATATTTGCCAAATGTATAGTTGTATTTATCAAACCCTTCACTACTAAAATCTATAGCAGGAACAAAACTTAACGAAAATATATGTGTTTTTTGTATATAGTATGAGGCGGCAACACACTTAGATGTATAATCATCATACGCATCATCATTTGTAAATCTTACTATATCTGTTTCGGTTGGAGAATACAAATACAAAGCGGGCGTTAATGATATTTGATTTGCTTTAAGTTTGTTTAACGTGTCATCCACATACGTCTGTATCTCAGGGCAATATACCTAATATAGTCTATTATCAGAAGCACCACTAGTCATTTGTTTTGGCCATTGTGTTGAACTGCCATTCGGGTATGGAGTATATCCTATATACTAAGGGTTACTTATAATGAATCCAGTAGGATAGTATGGCGAGTACGTACCATCAACAAGTTGCTGTCTAACAGTACTTGATATTACAACCTGTTGTAAAGATCTAGAACATTCGTCTGTACGTTGGCATCGTACTATTTCATATCCGCATATATTGTTCGTTCTAGCAAACTCCTTAAACGCATCGCTTAATGTAAATTCTATACCGATTTGTATTGTGCCTAATTCGTTTAATTTAATTATGCCCGGATGCGGAATTCGTATATCACCTATCCATATTACGTCACTTCTTGTACCGTCGTTTTTATACAATACTATGCCGTATCGGTATACTTCACCACGTTTAAGAGATTTGATACAACTACTTGTAATAGCATCATTATGGGTCACCTTATCTGGACGTGGAAACCCACAATCAGAAATAATATCATACGCATTTGGTAGAGGTACATTTTCTTCTTGGTCTTGAGGTATTTTGGGCTTGATATCAAAAACAGGTACAAATCTATCATCGGACAAATCATACTGTAGATAATACGAATTACTTGTATCTATCGCCTCATCGTCATCAATCTAAAGTAACTATAACCTCCATGAGATATAAACACCGCTACCTCCGACATAATTATTATAATCAAACATTGCATTACTGTAATCTGCATCGAAACTATGATTTATATCTGTATATGGATTTGAATAATCAGCATTGTTGAACATCTCATCGCTTATAAAAGCCTAAACTGCTTTATCGCCATTGTCAACCTAGTCAGGAGATTTAGACTCTGGTTTGTTATATGTATTTACGTCTAGATACGGAATATTATACTTATTACCGCTAACCGGAGTAAACTATACAGCCCAAAATTTCTTAAGATCGGCTCTACTTAATTGGAATGTAGTAGTATCTTTTATATTTCCTGCAAACAAATAGCCTTGATTTTGTTCAAGTAGTTTAGGTATAATGTCCTGTCCATGTATCTAAGCAAACTCTTCTACGGATATAGTCTGTAAAGTCTTACGCCCGTTATCTATAACACTAATATTTGTGCCTGTAAACTCACCGTCATATATCAGATCAATCTAAGCATTCTAATTAGGTTTTATATATTGTATTCTATATACCTGTAGCCTATCGAATTGATCTATCTTCTCATCAACTGTTATTCCTAACTATAAACCTATTGACGTAACTGTATCTTCAGCACAACCAACTTCAGAATCACGAGAAGGGTTTATGACTTGATATTTACGACTCAATGGTGCTAATTTACTAGTTACTCCATACTTCTTATAAAATCTATAAGTATATTGTACCTATGATGTTTTAAGTTGGCCTCCTACAATTGCTTTATATGTAATAGCGTGTTTTGGGAAATACCTATTTTGACTAATTAAATCTACGTCGATTTCTCCGTCTGTTGTATTGGTTGTTTCATCTATTTTATACAGACTTTTAATATAATCAGTATCTTTTACGTTGATTATCATTATCTTATGCTCGCCATCTGCAATGTATAGATTTACTACTTTGTCAGTTTCATACTGTAATACTGCCGAAACATTTCGCAAGTCAACTGCATCTCCTACTTTTTTACGAATTTTTATTTTACATAAAAATGTCCATCTATATCTTGGCAATTCATTAGAAGCCTCCACTTTATATAAATATATGTAATTCTTATACAGTTTAATCAATATATTAGCATCTCCTGATGTAACCACTTTAATTGCTCGTTGAATAGTATCAGAATCGAATTTATTACCCATTGCCGTCTTTCCGTCTATTGCGACTGGTGTAATATTCTCACGGATATAGTGAATTGGTGTCATTACGCCATATTTTCCGTACGCCGCAATATCGTACTAGCTGTCCATTGTAGATGTGTCATACGGACGTAAGTTTACAGCATATATGTACTGGTTATTTTTAATAGTGTCATACGCAGAATCAGTATTCATACCACCAGTAAAAGTATTTATAAACGTATTATTCTGTTCAGTAGCCATAGTAATAATCATTATATAAAGACTGTTGTTTACCAATATTACTAAAGAATGTCTCATCTCCATCCCAATCTGGTATTAGTTTATTCCAGTCTCTCTTTATGTTCTGCATATCATCTGCTGTAGGCATCATAGCTTCTGCATATGCTTGATTTCTATAAAAATTCCACTGTTGCTGTAAATAAGAATAAACAGCACCATTATTATTCACACCTTTACCGCCGAGCTTTCCTTTAAGGTATTTTGAGAAGTTTATTTTCATTACTACATACCAATATATCGCCTCTTGATATGATGTCATATCTGGGATGAGCGGATACCCACGTTCATCTGTGGCAATTGCTTTATATTGTAATTTAATGTACCCATCTCGCATATTAGTAGCAATCCAGCCAGGCTTAATAAAGTATTCTGGTTTTTCATTAAGTCTATTGCGCAAATACTTCATTCCATTTACTGTGGCAAACTGTGATTGTGTAGTTGGGTATTTATATTTCATCTACTCATGTTCAGGTTTAAATTCTTGCCTTTCTGCGGCTAAATTATTTGGGTCTGTAGGAAGTACGTATTCTTCTTGAGCCTTAGGTGTTTGTTTGCTTTTAAACAATCCTGTAGCAGTACTCATAGGCTGCCATGGTCCATTTTCATTCTTAGAATATGCTACACCGTCTAATACAATTAAATCGGCAGGCATCGGTATTTGATAGTCTTGTATTTTAAATATAGGTACACCATCTATGCCAGATTCTCTGACTATATATTGCATAGGTGCACCTATCTTTTCAGTAGCTTCAAATATCCATTCTCTAATATCCTCAATACGCTATCTTACCTCAGACGAATCTAGGTCTGCCATAATCTTAGCTATGACAGCCTCACACTTAGTATACTTGTATATCATTGATATCTATATAATCTTGTTTGTTGAATATTAACTAAGCTAGTTTACGTTTATTAGCACGTACTAAATTAAGTTGATATCTATATCTGTCTGGGAATGTCCTAGGTATTTTAGACCAATATAATCTAAATTTATACCCGTCTGAATGTTCATTCAAATGATATATTCGTTTATCATACTCTTTACTAGCTTTATAATCTACAGATAGAGACTTGCTGTCATAGTTCTTAGGTCTATATTTACCAACCTATATCATACCTAACCCGTAAGGCATTTTAAAGCCTTCTGAGCGCATAAATACGTGTTCTAGTATAATCTAGCACATACACTCTAATATGCGCTTATACGTAGCGTAATCAACCTCTATTGGCATTCCTTTGTACATGTCTCTAAATGTAATTGATTTACTGTTGTTCATCTTGTGGCCCATGTGGTTTAACACTAGCTAATGTAGCATTATTACTATCATCGCTAGGTCTATTTAACATAAACGACAATTCGTTTTTAAGTATATTATTCTTAATTGGAGGAACTAACCATGCGGGTATTTTTACTTCATCCTCATCGATATCATCTCCATCTTCAGCATCTTCTATATCTTCGTATATAGCCATCACCCAAATATACTTAAACTTACTATCATCAGGCAATCCTTGTACGTATATATAACCTCCATCATAGTAAGCAGTGATGGCATTACCTGTGTATTTTCTAAATGCCTGATAATGCTTACGTACATGATTCATATACTGTATAACACAACCGTTTTGATCGTGCACACTAAGTATACTTGATTCATCATCGTTATATATACCTTCTAATTTAACTTTAGTACGCTTAGTGTTGATTGGCCAATGATCATCATCTGTAGGATTTATTAACTCTAAAGGACCTTTTTCTCTAATAAATATATCATCTATATAGTCCTCAAGCAGTTCATCGTCGACAGCCTACTCCTTCTATTTATCAAGCCTGTCTTTAAGGATCATCTACTTATAAGCTCTAATCCAAACGGCTATTTGATGTCTTGACAAATCTTCACTTTCACTAATATTGTTATTGCGTACTATTAAAAGTATATCATCTATAAATTCTCTTAGTGAAATATATGTCATAATTATTAATTGTTTGATTCAACTATTCTTACATCTTTACTTTTAAGTAAGTCGTTTGTATTTACTATGTTGTATTTATACTTAGTAACTTTCTTAAAGTCCAATGTAAATAATCGTTTAAAGAAATTCTTTTTATTTTTATATTCTCTTTTAGTATATACATATAGATACTATTCATTTCGTAAATCTATAGCTATATTTACTGTATCATTACCTATAGTATATTTAACTTTGGTTAGAGGGTTATATAGTATACTATCTGTATATATACTATCTTTAACTATAATATTACCCCCTACCCCCTTGCTGCCTATAACGTTTAATACCTAGGTTTGAGTTGCTGCAGTATGTAACTGCTTAGGTTTTATTTTTAATTCGTTACGTACACTATCTAATTTATGAAGTACAGAATCATTTGAATTCTGTAATTGTTCGACTGTAAGCTTTAATACATTAGAAGCCTACTAAGAGTCGCTAAGCAACCCCTAATAGGCTTCAATGTTGTTCTAAGCTGTTTCTAAGCTCTGTGACAGCTTTTTATTCTAATTGTGAAGAATTACTCCCCAGCACAATAAAAGTCCAACACAAAGCCCGGAAATGGCCTTAAACAGAGTCTTACGATTGTTGAACAGATACTTCAGTATTGTTTTTATCGTCATCATGTTTTTTCAATTCAATTTCTACTCCAGTATAAGCCTCCCCTTTCTTCTTTAAGAATTTACTTAAAGCTCTCCAAGGACCGTTTGGATTCAATGTATTTAAATTTTCAAGTATTGACCACATTTCAGTTAATGTTATAATAACGGTCGCGCCACCTGTCAATACAAATACGCTTTCGGTACCAAGAACTGCATATTCAAGCATTCGTGCTAAACATATTATAGCAAACTCAGCTTTTATTTTATTCCACGTACCGTGCCTAGTATGGTCACTAGTAATTTTGCAATGCTATTTCTTTGCAACAGCTATTCCGTAGAACATATCTACTGTAGATGCAGCAAAACAGCATGCGAGCAAGCCTATAATAGGAGTAAAGTAAGCAGTAATAAGTGCTCCAGTAGCAACACAAATCTTCCCTAGTATTGTGTTACCACTTATCGTATTTATAACTTCATAGATACTTGAGCACACTTTTATTATAGACTATCCTAAACTCATTGTATTGTAATATTAATTTTACCTTCTTTATAAGCTTTTTCTAATAATGGAAATAATTTGTCGTACGTAATCTTTGATTCGATCACTTTACCGACAACTTTATTTTTACCTACTATTATACAACCGAGGGAATCCTTGGCTGTATTCCCAGTATGAATTCTTATACCTTCATAGCCTGGCACGTTCAATATGTGCGCCATTCTACGTTTAAATCTATTACTGTAATCAATGATTAATGAATATGTACCTGTCGGTATTGCTGTTTCACCGTACACTTTCTTTTTCTTTATGTCATTAATTGACATAGTTTGATTTAATCCACGATCTTTATCCTCGATCGTATCGCAGAAATACACATTGTCAATATATAACTTGCCAATAGTATATGTTTCTTTTTTAGCTATACGTTTCAGTAATATGTCCATATCATTCCTCTCCCCAATCACCGGAATCACTAGTAATAGTTATTGTAATGTTGTCCTTTGTAATAGGACTATATATCCAGAATGTACGATTATCATTAGTCTTAATTGTACATCCATCGCCTTGAGCGCCTGTAACATCTCCTACAGATGCACCTGGAGTTTTAAATGCCTCAAACTAAATTATTGATATAGGATCACCTACCGTATAATCATTGTTTACAAATATTTCGGAAGGGCCTTCAACAGTAACAGTACTATCATAAACATATTTAATAGTATGCCATTTTCCAGAACTAACTACTTTTATTGTCGCATTTACAGCTACATTGTCCTTCAATAAATATGTAATCTCTGTATTCACATCGCTATATTTATCAATTCTATTAATTTGCCCGTTTTCACCGACAGCTATAGCAGATGAACCTCCATGTACGACAACAGTAAACAATTCACTGAATTCATCCGGAGTTACTTTTTTAGATGCACCATTCGAGTAATGAAGTTCTATCTTGTATACAACATCATTGTAATCCTCCTCTCCAATATTAAATACTTGCTGCGTTTCAAGTGTTAATATGTTAGGAACACTTATGCTTGTTACATATGGAGCATCGAGATCAATTACTGTATCTGTGTCAATATCTTGATCATTACTAGTTAATGCAAATACAATTCCTTTATCTATAGTATATGTACGTAAGTTATCTGCACCCCATCCTGTTTGATACAATGTAAGTACAATAACTACTCTATATTCGCCTAATAGCTTCTAGTCTACAGCAGGAAAATAAGCCTCTATCTTATTCTGTTCGGCCAACAGTCTAGATGGTGCTAAATATTCCTTCTTAACGCTCATAAAAGACGTAGAATTTACGCCAAAGCCATTGTATCCAGGAAACCAATGAGGAGCGTCTATATTGCATGGGAATACATTGTACATCGGTTTACCGCAATTACATATATTATATTGTGCAGGATCGTATGTTTGAGGAAACGGATTAACATTGCTATCAGATTCAGGTATGAAATAACATCTTAACTGTTTGATCATCGTAGCATCAAAATCCGTTAATTCATGTAATGTAGTCTATACACGAATATCATTACCTATTCTTATTCTTTTCATATTATTCGTGTTAAAACAATAAAAGCTAGAATGGGTAAATCCCCACCCTAGCTTTAGTGTTTGTTAATATTTAAGCAAAATTACTCACCTTTGTAAGCGATCTCTTCGAGTATTACTCCGGATTTATTTTCCGCAAAAATCTTAGTTGTAATATTGTCGATATCTCCAACTGCAGGTGTTTCTGCAGCAGGAACATAAATCTCAATAGTCTGCTTTGTATGACGCTGAACGTCATCAGCAGCACGATACTTTGTCTCAAATTCGATAGTAATACCATCGTATTTCTTAGAAAGATCAGTAGTCATAGCAGGCTTAATAATAGGCCATGTGCAGCAGCCACGGTTGAGAATTCCTTCATAACCCATAGCCTGTGCCTCATGATCACGTACATGCTTAGCACTCATAGGATCATCATAACCTTCTTTCTTCGTAATAACAAGACCCTGAGGGAAATACTTATTCTTAGAAGCGAATCCAGCAGCCTGAGGATTGGTATAATATACATTAGCGGTAAAGCGAACCTTATTAGCTACATTTATTGTATTTACATCATTGTCATCATCATACGGCATTGCGGTAAGAATAAGTTTACCTTTAGCATCTTCAGCTTCAGCAGAAGCATTAGTGCCGGCTTTTGCCTCTACACGAGCACGCTTATACTGATCTGTAATCATTGTAGCAAAAGCCTTAGCAACATCATCAGCAGTATCACCTTTCTTCGTAAGATATTCATAAGATTCTGTCCACTTACGGAAACGAGTAGGCATATCCTTGAAAGTAAGACGTACTATGATACGACGATTGCCCTGTGCAAACTCATTTTTATCATCAGTAAAAGCACCGTTGAAATCAATAGTTACAGTATCCTGCTCCGCAAGCTTTGTGTTTGCTTTGTATGCATCGGCCAGCATATAATGAGCCGACTTGATATAATTCTTATCGATCCAGTTAGACCACTTTACAATATTAGTATAAGTTTCGGTTTTTGCACCATGTACACGAAGTACACCATCTTTAACAAGACCGATGCGGAAAAGATCGTCTTTTTTGTCAAATACAAATTTACCAACATTTTCTGCAACATCCGTTTTAGCTCCTTTCAGAGTCTTAGTTCCTTCTATTACATCAGGATTGTTTGTGTTACTAACAAACACTGTATTTACATATGTAATCATATTTTATTATATTTTAAATTTTCTACTTTCCCTATTAAATAATGCTAGACCTAACTAGCTGGGATTTCCACGTTAATTTATTATTCTTGAGTATTCACTTCATTAGAGATAGTCTAATAGCGTTGCTGCATAGGTATCTAGCTTTCTATATACATCTATGCTGCCATCTTAATTATCTCTGGCATTATTACATCTGGAAAATCGGAATACTCTTCTTTTGGTTTATCCAGACTTATTTTATTTGGATTTCTAAGATAACCTAATGTATATTTAGTTATCTTATATTTCTTATCAGTTAAGAGATCGCATCCTTTTTGTGTTTTAATACGCAATGGCCTAGCCTTATAATGACGATAATGAAAATCAGTAAGTGTATTATTCACACGATACATAAAGCTGTCCGCAGTACATTCAAATACTGACGTGTCAAGCTCATGACCACCATTAATCGAATCTATAACGACATCCTCATTTAGCACAAACATCATCTTTTCAGGATAAGTTACTTTGTACTTATTATACGTAGCTCGACTTTCATCTACACTACTTAAATCTAAATCGCTTGATACAAATAGATTTATTAAATCTTTAGTACGTTTCTCATTCTACTCGTATGATGTGAAATGTGGTGCATTACCATTAAATCTAGTTTTACAGAATTTATAAACAGCCTGATTTAACCAATACAAAGAATCATCAGTAGCAGGCTTATTGAGAGTATCGTCTATTTGATTTATCTCTCGCTCAAATGCGGCTAATATCTATATATTTGTCATCATTCATCCTCCTATTCATCTTGTTGGTTATTCTATTGATTAGATTGTCTCTAAGGCTATTTAGAAGCTGTCTAAGGCTATGAAGCACCTCCGCGCTTATAGTTTATAAACAGCTAAACAGCACCGTTCACAATGTCATTAAAACACTCGTATGGCAATTCACACGGAGTAGGATTTTCTCCAAGTATTGTGAAATACGGTAATTTTTTTAAATATCGCATTGTCACATTTGTCACTTTTGTATAATCATCTGTGATTATTCCAAAGCAGGTCGTTAACTATGGAAGTTGTACTTCTTGAATCATGTAAATAATAGGTCTGCGTAATATTCTATGTTGATCATATACTCCACGCTGTATCTATTTTAACTAATTTGTATTAACATAATCATTGCTAACGACTCCTTCTACAGGATCCGAATCGGAATAAGACACCTATACAGTACTAGTAGAATCAATATATAAATTAAAGTCTTCAGCTAGGATTGTATTATCAGACACACCATATGTTGTAGTCTACATTAATGATTTTAGATAATCATCAATACGGTTAGAAGCATTTGAATTTGGTTGTATACGGTCTCTTGTTATGTACAACTCTTTAACAAACTGATTCTAATATTCGTTTAAGAACGAATAAATATCTTCAGTATCGATCTTATCAACTGTTTTAGTTGACGGAAGTATAGTTTGAATTCTACGTTCAAATTCTATCCCCAATTGTCTTGTCTATTCTGATGTCATGCCTCTAATGATTTAGTTTGTACTACTGTTGCTAATCTAGGATCTTGTACATTTCTACAAGCAAATATTACAGCAAGATTAATAAGCTCTTCACACACAGTATTTGATAATGGAAATACATCTCCATTAGAAAAAGAATCAGTAAATGCGCTAGGCATCTTAACGCCACGTATATACATCTTTTCGCTTAAATCAGACATTTTATTTGGATCTACTAATACATGTATGCACGTAGATTTAGAAGTAGTTGTAGATGAACTTTGTAAATACATAACAGGTTCTTTTATCCACGGTTTATTGTGAATAGTTTGTTTAAACTTATCTGCAATTACACTAGTTAACAGCTATACAGTCTAATGTTCGCCATTTGTGTATTCAATTATGCCACTCAATACATACTCAGGTGGAGTAGTATTTGATACATATTTATATATAAGTTCGTTTTTAGCAAGAGCCCCTTTTGTAGTATCTTCAGAAGCTGTAGTACTAATTAATGTAGTTTTAAGTAAATACACATCAATAAGTGGCGATATATCTGCCATAGCTTTAGAATCCATGTCTAATGCTATTTTACGAGGGTTATTACCCGTAACCTTTTGAGCTATTAAAGCGTACATTGCTTTATTTAAAATAGCTGCAATCTCTTCATTTGTAAGTGAAGGATATGACGAAGATACATCAGCCTTGTCATATTCAATCAAAAAATTTTTGTATATATCATTATACGTCATATCTCATTCTAAATGTTACTTGTTCTTAGTTTCGTTTATGATTGCAAGCTTAAGGTCTTGGTTCTTTTTGTTATCCAAATATGCGATTGCATCATTGAGCGAATCGGCAATCATCTCAGTACCATAATAGTACTGCGTCTTTTGTTTACGGATGACACCTTTAGCAATAGCTTCCTCAAGTATAAACTGAGTGTCTTTAGACTTGTTATTTACCCACAAATCAAAGAACTTCTTAGGCTGTTTATCTACAAGGTTAAACAATGTAGACTCAACAAGCTCATTAGACATTCGCTCACCATTGATACCAAACAAACGTAGACACTTACGCATCTGATCAAGAGTAAGCTTACCGAACTCGATAATAGCCTCTCTACGCTGTTTGTTAATCTTGTTAGCTTCAATAGCTTCAGCCTGACGATTAATCAGAAGATAATCCTTACCTTCAGTAAGTTTGTCAAGTGATGTAGCTACACGCTTATGTCCACTAAGGAATTTAATTGCTAAGGCCTAGCGTGGAATTGAATCATCAAGTATAAGTGTACGAGCACCTATTTTAATTACGTAATTAATCCAAAAATCGCTAGTACGTGAAAGTGTACCTTTCTCATAACCTAAAGCTTTTTCAAAATATTCTTCATCTTCTGGCGTAAGACCAGTGTATCTCATCCCGGAACGAGTCCAATATGAACTAATATAATCAGCACATCCTTTATACTTAAGAAGACCTGCCCAGGGGTTTTTCTTTTTAATCTTTAATTCAACTACCATAATTTTAAATTAGTATGTTGTAATGTCGTACACCGGGGAATAATCCCCGGCTCGAACATTATTTACTTTTTATTGTTAATATTAGGCACCAACTGTAGTCATGCCATCATTTACATGCTCTGCATCATCTGCGTCACAATACAGAATACCGCAAGACAACGGGTTACGGAGCATAATACCTTCCTCGCCGAGGAAGTGTACCTGATAACCATCACGGCTGTTAGAACGTACAGTATTGATGTTGTTAGCATATCCAGCAGGAGTTACTGAACCAGCAGTACACCACTGAACAAACTCACGACCCTTACGGCAAACCTTAACAATATTAGCCTGACCGTCACGCTGGCCGAGGTCGATGAACAAGAATGTATATGACATCAATGGTTTACCTGTCAGAGGATGAAGTTTACGGAACATCTCCATGTTATCAAACATAGCGCAACGCTTTACAGTAAGCTCAATACCGTTAGTCATCTTATAAGTTGTAAACTGACCACCAAGAGTAAGCTCCTGACCAGAACCAGTAATGAAGTGTGTATCAATCATCTGGAAGCTAGCTACCTTATCCTTCAGGATACGGTCGAATTCACGAATACCCATCTCTCCAGTCAGAGCCATAAACTTACGCTCGTTAGTACCAAGCAGATTATAGCACAGATCGAAAAGGAAGTCCTCGAACAACTCACATGTCAGAGTTGTATAGTAACGTACGTTAGCTGGTGAAATCTGCTCGAACAGACCTGCTGAAATAGCTACAGGGCGTCCATTTGAACCTTTAAGGTTATATGTACCATCAGCATTACGGTTAGATTTAGAGAACAGAAGAGCCTTCTCCTCACGTTTCTTCCACTCACGAAGAGCTTTCCAGTACTGATAATCTGACCACAAATAAGACTTCTTACCAGTCTCGGGATCGGTCAAAGCGATAGCAAGTACAGTAGAGTAAGCATCACCGGTAATATCATAAGTAAGACGCAGAGTCATAAGATTATTGCGCATCTTAAACGGAGTCTGATAGTTGATGATATCGGCCTCATCGCTGTACTCCTCATAAGCTGAACCTACGCGGTCTACCTGACGACCAGGGAGCAGATATATACCAGGAATGTAAGAGTTAGCAAAACCCTCAGCTACATAGCACTCATATACCCAAGCGTTACCATCCTGATAAGGCATACCCTTTACACGCACCTGGAAGTTGATATCATCAAATGCCAAAATAGCACCTGGCTTTTTATTCATTAGAAGTCGTTAATTTCTAATCGTCAGCTATGGCATTCTTGCTGACAGCTTCATCTTTCGATGAAGAATTGACTATATCACAACCCTATAGAAAGGGTTTCCAGTACTTCGGATCACTTGATCCTACACCGTGGTTAGCGGTTAGTCGATGAACCTTCAAATCTACTTTGTCAACACGTAATCCTTTTAGTATACCAGATTTAATATATTCTCCAGTATTAGCGTGTTGCTATATTATTCCATAAGTATATCCATTTATTCTAAATTGTTTTCTTAAAGCTCTAAACCCTGTTATCATAAACTGATTTCCATTATAAACGTTTGTAAAAAGATATCCTACTTGAGGACCTTCTTTTGTATGTTTTGGAGGATTGTAGCATGTAGCTTTAAACAAATGATTGTCTTTAGCATGTTGGATATTATATTCAGGAGTACACCATTCTAGGTTTGATAAATAGTTGTTTAACTTATTACCGTCGATATGGTTTACTTGTGGAAGATTATCAGGATTGTCTAAAAATGTCATTGCAACAAGTCTGTTTACTCTATAATCGTAATGTTTTTTATCTTTTGAAAAAGTTACGTGTAAATATCCACGTTTATTTTTACTTGGAGATAAAAATTTATCACTTCTATACGACCATATTTGTCCACTTGTTGTACAAGCATATAAACCTTCCCATCCCGGAATATCTTTCATTTCGATTTGCTCGGCTGCTGATTGCCTATTTTCAATATTATTCATATTTCTATAATTTTAATTTTTACTCTATGGTATAAAATTCTTTAAGGGTTTCCAGCAATTCTCTGGATTATTCGGTATACATTACTGTATAAAGCGGCTCAGCTTGTGCCAACCGTACCATTTCTCTTCGAGAGCGATATAGATAGGAGTACCGTTAAGACCAGCTGCGGTATTTTCATTTACATCTACACCGTCACACTTAGCCCACATAATATTAACTGCGTGGTCACCATCAATCATCACAGACCACTCATACTCACGATTATCAATAATCATAGTCTTGCCGAGACCGCCAGTAATCATGTCAATGGCAGTAGATACGCCATCATCCTTTGTACCAAATACAAGTGAAAGCAGACCTGAAACCTGATGAGGATTTGTCAGCAAAGCGTTAGAAATCATATTCTCGTCTACCAGATCAGAAAAACGCTTACCGCGATAGAGCTGGAGACCATTAAGCAAATTGTTATTCATATAATATATTAATTGATTTTAAATTTATTGTCAAAAGAATCTTGACGCAAGATCTACGACTGATTTAGGTTTATCTTCGACATTATAGGCTGTATGATTTTTAGCCTAATGTCTTAACATTTTTCTAAGTTTTTCTGTAGCGGATGACTCTCCGTCACGTTTAGCAGTAGATATGAAGGAATCTCCCTTCATTGTAATATACGCAGTAGTTAGAAGATTATTGATAAAGTTATCCTTGTTGTTATAATCTCTTTGGAATTTTGATACTCCGTTTTGATCAACGTTAAAGATATAATCAGCAAGTTTAGCTCTATCTTCTTTAGGTATTTGTACGCCTCTAATGCTTGACAAAGATTTGATTTGATTCATACAATCATCATAGAACTGTTTAGATTGCTCTTCTTGCTGCTGTAAGTATGCAGCCTGTTGCTACTGAGCCATTTCAAGCTCATGCTGTTTAATCTATTTGAGCCTATCAAGAGCATCAGCAGATTCCTCTTCAAGCATATCAGCATCTTCATAACGTGATATTTTATTTTTGATTTGATCATCTGTATATCCGCTGTAACGTAGAAGTTCACTTACAACAGCTTTCTGGTTATCTTCATCTTCCATATCCATATTATCGTATGAAAGAGATTGCTGTTGTTTACCGTAAAAGTCTTCAAACTTACCACCGTTCTTGACATACTCATCAAGCTGCTGTATTCGCTCATCTGCATATTGGGGCACAGAGTTTTGCTGTACAACTTCTCGCATATAATGTGTCAAATCATCTACTGTTAAAGGACGATCTTCTTCTTTTACATCATCCATATTCCAACCAAACGATTCGCCAATTGCGTCAAACAAGAGGCCTACTTGCTGTGCTTCATGTACATCTGCATCAGATGGTTCTTGCACATCTTCAGTATTATCTACTGTAGCATTGGCAGGTTCCTGAATCGGTTCATCTTTTGGTTTTCCGTCCATTCTATCAAGGACGTCCTGTGGAATCTCACTATCATCGTCATTTGTATTAGACGGATTAGTGTCATCCGCACTATTATCCTCAGCAGGTTTATCTGCTGGTTTATCATCATCCTCAACGACGTCTGTAAATGTATCTTGTGCATCCATATTGGTAGTTTCAGGCATATTACCTTCATTACCATATACACTATTCAATAGATCATCAAACGGCGTTGGAGTAGTATTCTTTTTTGCCATAAATTATTATAATAATTTAATTTGTTATACTTATTTTATTCACTGTTCATTCAGTGTATTAGTGTTTCCATTTACGAGCATTTAGTGCAAACTATGCTCTTTTTCTTGTCAAAGGATTCTTAGAATGACTAAGTTCCTCTGTAGTCTTACCTGTACGTTTTTTAGTAGCGTTAAACTTGCCACGATTTGTTGGGTTTATATGTATTCCAGATTTGCCGTGATCAAAAGATCCGTCTGGCTTCTGATCAGGATACAACATCGGCTTTAGTGGTATGTTTATGTATGGATTTAGCACTGTACGTATGTTTTGTGATATTGGTGTATGTACAGTACTTATGTTATAATCAGGGTTCATTGGTATTTGTATATTATTAGACGGCACCTGTTGTACAATATTACCGTTCACAATACCTGTAGGTTGAAGACCTTTCATAAACAAGTCCTGCTCATATAATCTACGCTTATGTAGGCCTGATAATTTTTTATTATTCATACCTACATTTATGCTGTCTCTAATAACAGACAAGTCGTCATGTTTCATTCCATTCGCCGCCCATTGTCGTATTGCGTTCAATGTTGGATTAAAACTAGATGGTTTTATATTATAGTAATACGAAGTAAGTGCATCGCGCTGATTTTGTGTCAATGCATCCCACGCGTCATTTCCTATAATATTTCCCAATCTTTTATAGAACGTACCTACTGCATCACCTCCCCATCTACGATTCTATCCAGCAAAATGCGAACCTTCAGCACTAGCTATATATTTACGAATAGATCGTGACGGGCCTCCTTTTCCAGTATAATATTCTGGTAAGTTTATCTTCACTGGATGATCTTCCGCATGATCTAAATAATTTCTAGTTTTATTATAATTCCAGTAGTTAGCCAACTAAGACATGCTAGGCGTATATTCAGTACCTTCTTCATTCCAGCTACCGCCTACTATTCCATACGGGTTATAATCACTTACTTTTCCGCTATACATAGACTGATTAGAAAAAGTAGGATGATACATAGTTTTTGCGTAATCGTCAAAGTGCGCAAATGCAGGAGCATACAACATAGTATTGGCCATAAAAGGACGCCCTTCGTAAAACTCTTTATAGTTATACGTAGGATCGTTCAACATCTCCGTATATACCTAATCTGTAGACAATGGTTTCATTGGAGCTTGCGTCCATTCCTGTGCTTTCTTATCAGCTATCTAATCTAGCCAAGAATAAAAATCATTTTTCTTTTTCATAGTTTATTCTATTAGGTATTGAATCTGTGTTAAAGTAATCTGATCCTACTAAAGGATTTAGATAAGCAGATCCGCGTATAAACATTTTATTCTTTCTTTTCGGAATTGAAATTCTTGTATACCATGGAAAATCATACTCATCATGAATTTGAATACGCCTCCTATTTGGATCCCACATTGCACCAAATTTAGCTAACATTCCGAGCGGATTCCATTCATTAATCTAACTTGATTCAGGATACGCATTTTTAAAATTAGTATCCGCATCATCGGCTTGCTACCATTTAAATGGATTATCTAATAGTTGTTTAGAAAATTTATACATCTATGGATACATTGAATCCGGATACTTCTTAGCAAGTTTACCAAGATTTAATGTATCTCCCATAGCTTGTATGTATCCGCGCATACGATTTGTAATTCCATAATAATCTGGCTTATTGTCTTTTGGATATTTTTTATATTCCGAAAAATCCCATTCTGTCAAGTCGTTATTTGACGCTTTTGGTAGTACATTTGACAAACCTAAATATGCTCTCCAATACTAATCTTCTTCACCTTTTGCCAAATTTCCTCCAAGTACACCATTTAACATCCAGCTAATTGGATCTATTGAGGATGTAGGATCATACATGTTGTGTACATATTTGTTAGCTTTTATTTCATCTTTTGTCCACCCGCCATCGTTAATTTTGATTGGCATTTTATATGTATCTTGCCAATATTTGATGTAATTATCACGAATATTATTCATTAATCTTTTACCTGAAAACATATCGTTTTGTTTTTTTATATCATCGATTAATGAATATTTTCTAAAATCAATCGGTCGAGCTATTTGACTAGGAACAGTATTGTATACTGGAGTAATTGTAACTTCTGGTAATTGTGCTACGCTCATTATTCTACCTCCAATTAATGCATTACCGTGCTCATCTATAGAAACATTATCTAAAGGAACCTATACTATATTTTCAGTGTACTTATCCGCAGTATCATATCTAGGCAAATCAACACCTCTTATATCCCAATAACGCTCGCCGTTCTTCCATCTATCATAGCGTGCTTGAAAATCTTTAATATCTCTCATAATTTGTATCAAGAATTATATTTATTTTATCTCTTATATCGATAAGCTATTCGCGCGTTAGTCCTTTGAGTCTGTATTGTTCATTATCTACATACTCCCATCGAAATCCTCTATAAGTATTTCTTCCAGGAAGGTGTTTACAAACTCTTGTTATACAAGATGTTGTCTTTACTCCAAAACTAAATGCCGCTTGTTGTACACTATCCCATATTTTAATGAGATTTCCATCCAACGTGTATTGTCCAACTCTTCTGCCGTTTTGTTTACGTAATGCATCATTTCTAGTACCATAATTTGCATTATATTTTGGATCGCACCATTCTAAATTTGATACAACATTATTTGTTTTAATTTCATCTTTGTGATTTACGTATGGTAGGTTATTTGGATTTGGAATAAATGCATTAGCGACCAATCTATGTACTTTACGTATAACTCTAGTTTTATCATCTATTTGCAGATATACAATTAGATAACCAGACTAGTCTTTATACTATTTTAACTACGTTTCTTTATAAAATGCTTTATTTATATAAGGCTTATTTTTATACGGACTAACTTCAGTGTAATGTGCATTTCTTCTTACATTTCCTAAATTAGACACAGAGTACTTCCCGGAAGTCTCGTCTATTGTTTTCCATATTTCTTTCATAATTATTATTTATTTTTAGCTGCCTCGGCGTTTGTTTTATTTTTTAATGCTGTTTCTGATTTTAATTTCTCTCTTCGGTACGCTTCAGCATCTTTCTGTTTCTATAATTCTGTTTCGTGCTTCATTTTTTGACGTTCAAGTTCTATCTTGGCATCTTCGATTTCACGTTTTTGTTTAGTTTCATAGCGTTTATTATACGCGTCTGAAGATACTTTTTGTTGTTCTATTGCCTGTTTACCTAATTCATATACATCTGGCACTCCATTGTCATCTGCATCCTTATCTTCAGTACCGCGATATGCAGAGATTTGTGCAACTGCAATTTTTGTCTAATTATCCTGATCTATCTTATATCTATCAAGATCCATTTGAGCTTCTTGAAGCATGAGTTCTTGTTGTTTAGCTTCATTTTGCATCTGTTGAAGCTGTTGCTGTGCTTGTGCTTCAGCTTGTTGCTGTTGTTGTGCTTGTTCTTCTTGACGTTTCTGCATAGCTGCAAGCTTCTGTTTGATAATATTAAAGTTATCATTAGTTAGTATTTCAGCTGCTTCAAGTAGACTAGCACCGTTCTGCATAGCAGGTTGTATAAGCTGTTGAAGCTTCTGTATGTTCTCAAGATCTTTAGAAGTATCACTTACAAATACATCCATATCTTCATAGTAGAATTTATCAGCTATATCAAGAAATGCGCGTTCTCCATTGTCAAATATATATGACAGTTTCTTTTTACCGGTCTGCTGCCAAGCACCTTTGGCTGTATTCAAAAGCATATTCAATACATGACGCTTACATTGAGCATGTGCCCAAAATAGCGGTTCAGTAATATGTGAAGATTGTACAACAGAACGCTCAACATTACCAACAAGTTCTGAAGAACTAATAGCACCTTGTCGTTGTTCTGTAATACCAGATATAGTTCCGGCAAGTTGTTCAATCTTATCCATCAATTGAATATATTCAGATATAACATTAGACATTGTAAGATCTAACGCTGTAATCTGATTAAATGAGGCAGGTTTTCCACCCTCACGTCCAGGAACATTCCAGCCTTCTTCATATGGATTTATGAAGTTAACACCTACACTGGAAAGATAATGCATCCAACGTTCTGGTGTAATGTTCATAGACTTAGGTATCTGTGTGATATCCATATTGACAACTTTACCTTTATCACGTGCAATAGCTAATTCAAGTCTGTACCATAATACAATATACATATACTGTAACGGTTTAAGAATACTTACAAGTGATCTGGGTTTACTATTAGTATTACTATATACACAACCGCAATATGGTAATTTTTGACTATTGGGATTATCAATACTTACGTGTTGATACTCAATAGGCTATATTCCAAAATACAAATCGCTTCCTGCACGATATCCTTCCCACACTTCTACAATCCAGTCTGGTTCTACAGATAATTCATTGCCTACCTTTTTATACGACTCATCGGCAATCTGTACCTGAGGAGTACCCGTCTCATCCATGACTGTTACGTAAAATATCTTTTTAAAAGACTTCCAGCAACAATGCCATACATTTATACAGTATCTACTTTTCTGATCGAATTCTGGATTATCGTATATATGCAATTGTATTCCTCCGCCTGTATCTACAGGATCGCCTTCTCGCATATCGCCCATTGGTTTTCCAGTGAGCATTTCATTGAGTTTATTTAGATCTTTTTCATCTAATTTGTTATAGTACCTATCATACACTTCTGCTACAGGCAGTCTCATCTTACGGCAGCACCACGAACCATCTTCGATAAATTCTAGATCGGGACTTTTATCGTATGAAAAATACAACGGGTTAACGCGTTCCATATATGGCTCATCGTTCTAAACACCTATATAGTATACCTCATTGCCGGAGATAAGTGCATCTTTCCATCCTTTTATAAATTCATTGTCTAGGTTAAGCTTTTCTCTTAAATAGACTAGCGTATGATACGCTGTATTTTCAACAACATCTTTATACGTACTATCCATATACTTAGCAATTTGTTCAGGAGGCATTATTTCGCCATTTTGTAATTGCTGTTGAAATTGCTATTGTTGTTCAGGATCCATCTTAGCCATTATTGCGGACATCATATATTGGATCAACATATCCTTCTCTTTGTCCATTAAATCAGACGCAGCTTCCTAAGATGTACGCACTACTCTAAAGTTCATGGGTCTCTTTGTTTCCTCACCAATGAGTAGGTCAATCTTAGGGCGTATGATATTAAAATCCTAAGGTGTTGCTGGAAATCCGTCATCTACTTTAAATGGGTTAGTTATACGTTTAAAATCTTTCTCGTCGAAAATACTATTATATAGATTATAATAAGTCTGCAGCTCCCCGAATTGTGTATTCTATCTTCCGCCGGATACAATATTACCTTCTCCGATAATATAATTCACACAACTGTGTTGCCAATCCTCATTCTTCTTTGATAGAGGTAACTTCTGTTGCGGAAATGTTGCATTGTATAAATTATCTTCTATTCTAACCATCGTTAAAAACTAAATATCGGTATATCATCTTGTGTGCTATTGTCCTAGAACCACTATGTTCCGAACAACGGCAATTCAAAGAGTTCAACCTATTTATTCTATTCTTGTGATTTGCTAACCTTCACCTAGTACAACTCTTCTCGATATATCATAACCATACATAATGCTATTACACGGTCTACGTTCTTAACACCATCGTTTTCTATAAGTTCTTCTATTAAAGGTTCGCTATATACTCTCTCTACGTTAGGATGTCCAGGCTCGTATTCCTCGAGTAACCACTCCAAAATAAGACCTTCTCCATATGCTCTAATCTATTTAGTCATATGACATCCTTTACGTCTTTGTACCTTACTGTCCTTAAAGACCTCAGAAATAATCTTATCGGGCTAATCTGCAAGTAAGTAATCACAGTGTTTGTTTGTGAAGTACGGGTATATACCCTTACGCTCATTCTCAAATAATAATCTAGCATTATAGAACACTAATAGTTTTCTGACATTCTCATAATACTCTTCTGCTGTATCAGGTCTACCTGAATATTCTGCTACTATTACATCATTCCAAGCCTCTCCTGCTTTTACACGTTTAAATATGAATACCGATCCCAACGAATTCGTAAACGAATCGTCGTGGTCATCAATTTGTTATCGTTAAGCTTTTTATCTTAACTTCTACATGTCCCCATGTAGTTCAGCATATATTATCACCAAAATGGCGTCGAGCACTCGTGGGAGAATTATATTTATTCATCTCCTATGCGTTACACTGTCTTATAGCCTTTCGCAATCTATAAGATTAGCACGGTGTTTTCTGTTCTAGACTTTCACCGTTTTTACTCGATTATACCCCGCTGATGATTAACGGGTCGCAGTTATGTGTCAAAATGTTTCTACACATAAATGTATGTGTACCGCATTCAAAATTGTATACATAACCGCTGTACAACGACGATTCTATTTTTTCTATTTTGATCAGTATTTTATTATCAACGAATTTTATTTTACTTTTAGCAATTCCAGTAGTCTTAGAAAGCTCTAATACTTTTATCTTTCTGCTTCTGTATTGCGGATTTATAGCAAGAAACAAATTATCCTATCTACATATATTTATTCTATACGATTGTTTTGATGTGCCACCAAACTTGTTTTTATTCTATTTCTGATGCAAAACGATCGAATTACGTATCTTTAATGAAAACAACATGTCCTGTATATCTTCCAATAATTCCAAATTAACGCTTGTAAAGTTACATCTAACTTTTCCATTGTCGTAAAATACAGATCCGTCTGTATCTAAGTATCCTTGTATAAAAGCTAACTTTAGATCTTTTGGAGACTGTTTAATCCATTCCGGAACTCTTTTATTATATGCATTTGTACCGAATTGTTCACATAAATAATTTGCAAGATTTTTGTATGTAAACCTACGTGTATTTTCTCTATTTTTATGTACATGTACGCATTTTCTTTTGAATAATTTATCAATTAATTCATCGTACATTTCTGCAAACTCAACTTCATCCTTACCTATAGATAAATATATATCGTGTGAATTTTTATTTATATTTACAAATCCGTCTCCAAGCCATAAACCTAAGAAATAATAAAAAAGCTGTTTGTGGTTATCACTGTTTGTTTCATTATTATAATATCTATTTGGGATTTCAAGCCAATCTGTTTCGCTCAAATCTTTAGCTTTTACAAAGCCTTTGTTGTGTATCCATATAGGATGTTCACTAGTAAACGTAGTTGTTCTAAATGATCCATACGGCTTTATTTTAAATATAGGCTCATTTTCTTTTCTATATAGCTATTGATTATGTATTTCAACAAACTGACTATCTTTACTTAATAATTTATCATCAAGAGTAACATCTTCAACATTTACTAATCCTCGCTATGTATAAACTTTTTCTCCTGGCGTCAAACATCCACCTATATACAGTCCAAATGGTGGATCTTTTACAGGATATTCCCATATAACTACAGATCCATGCGGTTTGTCTCCTTTTTTGAGTGGATACTCAGTAATATCTCCAGACTTCTTTTCTGTGGCTATTATCTAACCATTGCCATCCCAATTAAGATCAACTATATGTTTCATATTACGTAGTTTTGTATTTGTACGTATACGTGTTAATTGATCCATTAGAAGTTTTCTTGGAAATATATTCTTACCTAACTCAAGTACAGCCTCTCTTGGCTTAATAGGGCGTTCTGATATAAATCTATCTATAGACTATTGTGAAGCTCCTCCATCTTTAATCTTATTACGCTACTCTATTAGATTCTCAATAGCTTTCTCACGAAGACTATTTCCGTCTTTATCCATATAGATATAATTTCCGTCTTTGTCAAAAGATTCTAGATTACTCCATGAAGGAACAAAGAATCCACAATTAGTTTGTTCAGCATTATCGTCCCATATGTTTGGAAACGCTAATACATTATATGCTTCGGGTTTATAGAATAATTCCTTCAAACCTGTAAACGAAGCGCCCTCTGTACCACCTGTACCATAAGCTATCATTAGACCGAAAGCTACACCATCGTCAGTTTCTACAGACGGTTGTTCTATTCGCCACGCATCTAACAAGCCAGGGAACTTACCGCCTTCTTCCCATAGCACTAATTTGCCACGAGTACCACGAATACGTTCCGGGTCATTCTTTAGAGTTATACCACTAATAGATGACATATAACCTTGTTCAGTTTGTTTACCAAATTCATCGGTTACTTTATAACCAGCTACGCGTTCCATACGAGTAGATACAAGTCTTTGTTTTGCCCACTCTGTATTCTTATCTATAAAGTCCATGATTTGCCAAGCTTTTGTTAGCAAACCGTCTCCTATTAAGAACTTCTGTTCTGATGCTACAGCAAAGTTTTTAGATCCAGGTATCAATTCATAATTACGTACTAGCATTGATGCTCCTTTGAATGAGTATCCCCTTTGGCGTGATTTGATCACCGACATGTGCTTACCTTGATCTTCTGCTTCTTCTATAGCATTATAGTAATAGTAATCATAGTCCCAAAATCTAGGAAAGTCTAATATACGTTCACGTCTTGTGCGAATGTTTCCATTTCTATCAGTATACTTAACTTCCTCTAGTTTCATAATAGGGCTATAATTAAGATAGAAGTAATGGTATCCAGTAATATAATCACCATCTGGTGCTGTATAACCGTTTAAACATCTATCTGTTTCTTGCTCCCAATATGTATTATAATCAGTAGTCCCTCTGGGAGCTAAAGTATAACATCTATGCTTCTTAAAAAACTCAGCAGCAGGACTGAATTTTATAGAATTATAAATGCGTTTATTGAAATCTACCATGTTTAATTTTTATCTTCGTAAGTATTGAATAATTCTGAATCTCCAGTCTGTGCATTTACGCCAACAGATGCTTTTAACGGATGAACATGGGTTACACTATCAGGAATCCCTGCAAATATATGTACCATTATATTATCGTCATTTTCAATGCCGCCAGTACACCACGTGTGTTCTTTAAGAAATTCATCAATATTGCCATTATACTAGTCATTGATAAAATCCATCATCGTCTATTTTTTTGAGTAATCGCTATTCATAAGCTTCTCAAAAGCAATTTTTTCAAAATTCATTATCATTCGTTATCTAGGATTTTCGTAAAGACCTATGACACCTCCACCTTTTACTCTACCGGTTTCAGCCTATTCAGCCTTTGCTTGCTTCATCGCCATATCAAGCGATTTAATTATTCCACTTATATCCTTGAGAAGTTTAGATACTTTAGTAGCACTATCTATATCTAATTCTGTCTCAGAATAACTATTCATTACACTCATAATCGCCTCTGCTGCATGTTTTGATGAAGTAAGCAAACGAGTCATCGGAGTTTCTTGAAACTCGTTAAATCGTTTTGCCAACTCCATCATCTATGCATCAGGTTTAAAATTCTCATCCTTAAAGACGTCCTTAGCTACTCTCCATGTACGCTCCTTTTCTGGATATGCCTCATATGGAGTATTCCATTTATATCGCCATACTATAAATTCTATTTTCTTCAATGCTTCTTGTTTATCTTTAGCATTGTTATAGTAATCTTTAAATGGAGGTATAGCTAATTCATCAGTCTTTAGTATTATCTTATTTCCTTGTATATCAAACATTATATTAGTTTAGTTAATGTGCCATGCATCATAAATGTAACTCGGCTATTAGTTGCAGATAACCTACGCACAATCGCTGTAACAATGTACATGTTATTATTTGTAGTACTATAATAATTAGTAGTATAATATAACATCACTCTGTTGCCCGCACTCGTAGCACGCTATAAATTAAATATAAGCGTTGGGAAATCATTTACTCCGACTGGTCCAAATGCATCTTGTACACCACTCCAAACAATATATTGAGGTGGATATCCGTTTCCAATAGAGTCTCCTCTCTATGTAAATATTAGTTTTTGCTAGTCTTCTGGTATACTGTACGAGTACGTATCCGTTTTACTACCTAAAGTAATCGATATAGGATGAGCAAATTTAGTCCAGTCTTTTAGGCGAACAAGACCAGACCTGTCTAATGTTTCCATAGGTTATTATACTAATATTTTAGTCAATTCGTCATTAGAAATAGCGGTAACATCCGCATCAGTCAAAACAGCTCTGTTATCTATTCTCAAAACACTATGACCAGTCTGATCAAAAGTATACACAAGAGAGTCAGTTAATTGGGTAAGTCGAGTATCAGTGTTGTTTACTCCAGTAATAGTATATGTTTCAATCTTGCTTGTATCAAGTGCATCTAAATTATCTTCATTAACGATGTGCGAATCGATTGCATTAATAATACCGTCACCTGTTACTAGATCGCTACTACCATATAGCGGAGTATCGGCAACATTTATACTATTTAACTTACTCCACATAGCTGCAGAGCACAATCCAGCTTCTTTAGAAGTTGCGGTCTTTAATGTGGCGGTTGGTGAGCTACTGCCATGCGCAAGGCTAATAGTATTGGTATCGGCAGTCATTGTAACTGCAGCTGTTAAAGCAGGAATTGCTCCAGGTATACCAAGCTTAGTAATATCTCCCTTCTCCACATTAGCAGTCGCACTAACATGGCCCAAACCGTCTACAGTAATTTTGTAAAGACCGCTAGTATGAGCAGTATGAGCTGGGTGAGTATAATTATTTGCACCATTTGCTATACCATTGAGCTTAGTCAGCATTGAAGGAGACATAAGACCATTAGTGTTCTCGTCAATATTTACTAATGGAATAGAAACTGGTTTAGTTAGTTTTGTGTTGTCTGAGTTTCTTATGTCTATATCAAGATCTGTTGTACCTGTATGTTTAGTAAAATTGACAGTATCAGGTTTAACATCGTGCTTAGCGGTGTTTACAGTATTTTGTACATATGTTGTTGTAGCATACCCAGACAAATCTACTTTTGCACTTACTTCACCAAGTTTCTCCCATTTAGTAGCATCATATGTAGCAGTAAGATCACCAGTATAAATGTATTCAGCATAATTATTTTTGTCTCCAGTAGTTCCTGCAGTCGTCAAATAAATATGCTTCTTAATAGTATCAATAGTACTGGGTAATTCATCTACATATTCAAACAATGTAGTATCGAGATGACCAAGTTGACTCAATGGTACAAATCCTTCAGCATCAAGTGTAGCAAATCCTTCTGGTTGACCAAAATGATTACTAACCCAGAATATATTCTAAGTATTAATATCAATCTATGATTTATTTTCATCAATCTTTGATTGAAGAGTATTTATACTGTTTTCAAGCGTTTTGTCTTTCTCGTTTAATCCCTAGATAACTGGAGTGATCTCGTCATCAAACGCAGTAAAGATTTCACTAGCAGTAGGAACCTTTTCCCAACCTTCAGCTTTACCACGGCCGGCCCAATTGATTAATCTGTAATCTGAATTGTCTTCTTGTACGTGCCAAATCTGACCAACTGCGTCAGCACCGGTAGTTGTACCATCACCATATGCAGATGACAGGATACAAGCTGCGATCGAATAAAGGTCTGTAAGTTTAGCAACTGTTCTAAAACCAGATATCTGATTGGCGTCAATAATTCCCCAAGATGCGGGGTTAGCAGACACCACTTTCGCCATTCTATATAATCTTCCTGCCATAATTATTCAAATTTAAGAGTACAATTAGAGTTCAATGCACCATTGCCAGTATAATATACATTATACGAAATTGCAGCAGCACCTGAACCATTATTATGACTAACAGTCGTTTTAGTAAATGCGGTAAGCACAGCATCTACACCATCCTTAGAGATGGCTTTAAGATCTCCCCAAGAAGCGGGATATGCGTATACATACATTTGTGATGCAGATGTAGCACTAGCACTAACCTGTTTAACGCGAGTTGTTGTTATCTCGCTTGTAAGTCCGCTAATAAGAGCATCTGTAATACTACCAGCAGTAGCTACGCCATAGAATATCTTGTTACCAAAAGAAGCACGAGCTGTACATGAAGTAGTATCTACGGCAGTAGTACTAGCCTGATGAATCTTTCCGTTTTCATATACAAGGCCTGCCTGAGGAGCTGTAATGTTCTGTGTAATATTGGTAGTAGTTGAAATCAAACTTGATGTATACGTACTACTTGCTGTATTATTTGCAGGAAGGGTTGTTCCCCAGTTACCAGAAGTGGCTGTAGGGTTCTTTTTACCAGAGGTCTCTGTCCATTTCCAAATACCAGTAAATTTAACCTTGTAACCGTTCTCTACAGTAATGTTAGTAGTTTTAATAGGTTGACCTACAGGTGTTGTGCCGTCATTTTTGTACATCTGCCAAGTCGCAGAAGCGATTACAGGGGTTACAAGAGGTTTGTCTCCTGTAAGAATTCCATCTACGCTATTACCGTATCTGGTTTTAATCTTACCCCAAAGAGTCTTCACACCTTCCTTATCTAAAAATTCTGCCATATTATAAATTTTCTATAAATTGTTTAGATATACTTTCGACATTTATAATTCCGTTCTGTATATTAAGATTGTCTCCGCACTGTACTATGCCAGGTCTATATTTAGATGCAAGATTATTAAATGTAACCACATTGTCAAGTCCAGACAGATATTTTATATACATTTTTATACTATTCGCATCTAATAAATCACCTTCCTCGAAATCGATATTAGACAGACCTTCATACTTATTTAGAATGATAACCGACGGTATTTTAGGTACTTTTACATTTTCAATTAATTTAGTACCAAATAGTTTTGATTTATTCATGCTATATCTATGTATATCTGTGTTGATTTACTTAAATGAAATTATTCCACTCTATTAGGACTAGATACATCCTAGTCCATGATAATTAAAATATAAGACCTACCTTTTTCATATTTAATATGTGGTAGATTCTGTTGCACTAGGCGGGGTAGCGAACCCCGTAATGCTTACATTAAGACCTAGTTAAGTTTTATGCAGGAGTATTAGCAGCTTCAAGAGTTCTCACTTTAGTTTCTAATTGTTCAATACGCGCTGTTAGATCTGCTATTACTTCTTGAACTGATTTGTAAGTAGTATTATCTGTACTTATGCCATCATAGCCGCCTACTCCGATAAGGTATTTATAGCCATTCTTTGGATCATTAACTAGCGATGTACTATTCGTGTCATTTTTAGCATAAATGTATTCAGCATTTTTATTAGTTGTATCATCACCTATACCGACTGAATGAATAGCATTTTTGTTAATAACGTTACATATACCCTAAGCGTGAGAACAATACCCGCTAGCTTTTGTAAGTTTCCCTTCCGCATGAGATGCTTCTCCAATGCTCTATGAACCAAATCCTTCAGAATGAGAATATGATCCATATGTTGACGTATATTCTCCTTCAACGTGAGAATAAGCGCCATTAGCTGTTGTAGTACATCCTTCAGCAAATGAGTAACTGCCACTAGCATTACAATTAGGATTAACAGCAAAAGCTTTAAATCCTAATGCATTACTATTAGCTTCAACATAATAACCACCACTAGCACTTTTCTTTAACAATATATCAGACTTATTAGCTTTAGTATTTAAATCAGAAGCATTAGCCTTAGTAGATAAATCTACAGTAGAACCATCTGTAGCCCATACTTTAGTAGCAGAGGGATTGGAGAAAGCTGTTATACTCTTAACGCCTATTATAGTAGCTCCTTCAGTGTTATCTATAATACGAGATATACCAACCTCATAATCATTTCCAAGAAATAGTGCATTTTTATCATTATCGTGTCTTACATCTATACCTAACTCAAGATCGTCACTATCGTTAAAAAAATAAGCACTTAAACCTGTACTAGTTACTGAGGTTTGATATGAACTATCTTGTATGTCTAATTCTGCAGAACCAAGTTGACTAATACTGCTATTTGGCCTCTTATAGATAAGTCTATTAGCATTAATATCGGCACTACAATTAACATCAATTAAAGATATATCTATTGGAGAATCCTCAACCTATTGTTCCTCCTCTGTAAGTTTTTTATCGACAGTTATTCTAATATTACCACCAATAGTAGGGTTATATATATCCATCATATCGGAATTTATGGTAGTATCATGGGTTTTGCTGTAAATATACAGACGCTCACTACAAAAATTACCATAACCTCCGTTGTCATCATAATGGCTAAAACCACTATAAGCATTAATATTAGAAATATAGTTCTAACTGTCGTCAATTAAAGATACATTTACCGTACTACCATGTTCCTCTTCAACTCCAGTATCATTGATATCTAGTTTTATAGATCTGGCATCGTCTTCATTATGTATATTAATAGCACTATTCTTTGCTATCTATATCTAATTATCAGTTTCTTCTTTAGTATAGTAGTCTGACAAATCTACTTTAGCCTGTATTCTACCTACTTCCTCAAAGGTGTTCTTTGATTCTACATAGATATACTCAACGAATACATTATTGCCGTCACCATCTTTATTCGGTACAAGATATATACAGTTCTTATCTATATCTGTAGTAGGAAGCTCTGTAACTATCTTAATCAAGTTATGATCTATAAGCTGTTTAATAGACTCATTAATCTTATTAATCTTATCAGTTTGAGCAGTAAGCTCTTTAGATATATCCGAATCCAGTGCATTCAGATATGCCACAATGTCTTTAGCAAGCAATATATCAGATGTACCAAACTCAGTATCTTTGCTATCGGCCGGAATAGCAATATTAAGATTAGTCATCTGGTTTGTTTGTGGGGATAAGTATTTAGCCCCAGTTATTTGTGTTTTAACATGTTAATTTAATTTTAGTTAGTATATATACAAATAAAGGGGTAGCCCTATGTAGGACACCCCCTTCCTCGGATTTTATACCGGTATTATTTATCCGACTCAGAACCGTCTGTTGGTTCAGCCGCTTGATCTGGTGCAGTCTCAGTATTCTGAGTTCCTGTATCCGCGCTAATATCTTTATTGTCTGAAGAACCATAGCCACATTCTCCACGCTCAGATTCTGAAAGGTTATCTGCAAAAACAGGTTCAATTTCAGGATAAGGCATAATGACCAACTGCGCAATTCTGTCACCAATACTATATACAGCAGGAATAGAATCACCACTAGTGTTCTTAAACTTGAGAAGGATTTCTCCACGATAGCCAGAATCTATTACACTCACACCTGTAGTAAGAGTAAGAGATTTCTTATATACGCTAGATCGTTGGAACAAAAGACCAACATGACCAACGGGAATTTCGGCAGCAATACCTGTATGATATACTAAAACAAACTGACCACACTCGTTAACTTCACTTGTAATATTTACACACGTAAGATCCAAACCTGCGTCTGTAGAATGTGCTTTACTAGGCAATACTGCTTTATCTGATAATTTCTTAAATTTAACTTCCATATTATTGTATGTTTATAAAATCTATAAATAAATAATCTTTAGAACCCGATTGTTTATGTTCTTCTATGTTCTGATGGTTCTTCAATTTAGCATATAGTATAGGACATAGGTCGTCAATTATACGTAAGAACTTATTGTCATTCTTAAATAAAGACGTAGTACTAGAGTACTTATCAACCAGTGTAGGTATGTCTTTATTCTTAAACTCGTACAATACTTTCCAATCGTACTTTCTATTACCTCCGAAAAACTTTATGTTCTTATATCGCGTCTCATAAGATTCACAGTCGTAAATAAATTCGTGTTCTTTATTTACAGCTAGAGGATCATTCTTGGCAAAAGAATCTTCTTCGCATAATACTCGTACATAGCAATCTCCTTTCTTATCAAGGAATTTAAGCATTTCACGCAATACCATCCATGAATTATCGTATGCTATTCTACCATGACGAATTTCTTCACACATTATATCGTTATACCATAATCGTATATCAAATACTCTTGCTCCAAGTTCATACTGTTTTTCGTAATCTATTGATTGACATCTAGCGGTAAATTTAAGTAATTTACCCCACCATGTTTTAGGTGTAAGATATGTCAATGAGTTATGTGTTCCTATATTCATATGTTTATATTTAATTCGGTATAAATAATAAAATGTTACTTTTTCTAGATTTATTGCACACGCCATATATATACGACTTTGATATATTAAAATACTTGGCAGCTTCTTTTACATTTCCTATAAATTCATCGCCTTTATATACAAACCTTCCAGTATATTGTGTTTCAAAACAACCAGATGTAACTACTGTATTTTTTATTTTTAATTCAAGTTCTTCTTTATCAAAAGACCCAATCCACTGATTTTTTAATACTTTAATTATACCAATACACAATCTTTGTATAGAAGTTCTAGCTACATTCATTTGCTTAGCAGCATATCCAGCATCCATCCATGTTTGGTAATATTTACATTTCATATTATATAAATACACTGTTTTTCTGCGTTCTTCAGCTTGTTTTAAAGAATTTCTAGACACATGATTCCTTTGCTCTTCTGTAAATTTATATCCAAGTACTCCGCCATCACCACATAAAGTCTGATTATATCCAGAGCCGCCATATGAATTATATTTACGTATGTAATATTTCTCTCTTTCATCCAACTTCGATTTCAGATCATCAGAAGCCTCTAACACTTCTATGATAGTTACATCAAAATTATCTAAACCATATTTACCTATAGCTCTGTATAAAGGATTGTCGTATCTTCTGTTTTTTATATTGCTGAAATGATGTGCGAGTCGTTTATTTAAATCTATAGATTGCCCAATATAGCATTTATGGTTTATTCGGTTTTCCCACTTATAAATACCGGGTATTCCCTTATAATCTCTATATCTTACTATCATATTATTTATTATTTATTATTTATTAGTAGCCCTAGTAGGAATCAAACCCACTTCTTCTGTTTTAGAGACAGAGGTAATAGTCAATATACGATAGGGCAATGTTATACATAGAGGATACTTAAGGCTAACCTATCCTTTTATGCGTCATCGAACTATGTATATTATGTTTAAGCATCACATAAAAGCCGGACCTCATTCGTGTCGTTGTCTTCGCAGGACAATTAACCGATCCTGTGCAATCGGTTTGATTATTTCGTAATCAACGCATATTCTATAAACTATCGTTTACTAAATATGAAAGCGAATACAATCTCCTTTCTTAAGGGAGATTAATATTTGGGTTATACAAATAAAGATATGACTATTATTTGTAAGGCTTGGCCGATTACTCCGCCAATTTCACCAGCGGCTATATCTAACCAATCAAACTTACCGCCATTTTGTTTATCTTTAAATTCCATACCGAATGCTAATCCTGTACTAAACAGTATTGTGCCAATGAAGGCTGCTGGTATAGAATATAAAAGATGTTTTGGTCTGTTACTTTCTTTTAACCACATATTATTTGTATATTTATGTTTAAAATAAAAATTTACATTATGAATAGAACCTTATGTTGGAATCGAACCAACCTAGTAGCTTTGTATCGCCTGACTCCACCAGTTGTCTTATAAGGTTACACTTGAAAAAATAATTAAACTCAATTTTTAAGTATGCAAAGCGCCGAAGACAAGGAATCGAACCTTGTTTTTACTGACAATCACCAAAGGCTAATCAGTGGTTTTACCATATAAACTACTCGGCTAGGAATTTCTTAATCATGTTTGTTGTCGTGGGCGCTGATGGATTCGAACCACCGACCACCTACTTGTAAGGCAGGTGCTCTAAACCAGCTGAGCTAAGCGCCCAAAGTACAGTGTTTGAGGTACACCGTAAAACCTAGTTTTAGTAACCAACTTATTTCTTTCGTGTAATCCAATCCCAGAAACGAGCAAAGATATTCTTTTTCTTAGGAGTCTCTTTCTCCGCCTCATCAGCAATAGGAGCAAATGCCTTTGTAATTGCTTCTGTAACAAAAGCCTTAATACTTTCAACTGAATCAATTGCCTCACTTACTGCATGACCAACAGTGGCATTGTATTCAAATTTAGTGATAGGTACACCAGCATTAACTTTTTCTCTTGCTATTGCTACAAACACATCAATATCATCGATGCATTCTGTAAGATCTACTACAAATGTATATTTATTCTTTTTCATAATACCGATATTAATTATTTTTATTTGCATTCACAACAGTCACAGCTACATGATTTTCTGCAAATAGAATAAGTTGCATCAATCACTGCATCATTCTTTTTTGCCTCTTCTCGTTTGATATAAGCGAGAACGTTCTCCTTCCAGTCTTTGTTTTTTATTACAACCACAGGATAAATAATCCAATCTTCATCGTAGAACGTTACGATAATATCACCTTTATCTGCCTTGAGTACCACGTCCTTTCCATTCTTTTTATAACGAACCTCCATGTCCTCTGGTGCAATATAACACTCATCGATGCTGCATCTAAGCGGAGCGATTGTTTCGACTGTCTGCTTATTAAAATCTATGAATACCGGACGTTTTGCGTATTTACCGGTTCCAATAAAACTAAGTGTCTTCATCTGTACGTTTGTTTTTTGTTTGTTTTAAATCTGGTTTTCAGCTTAAACTTAAATAGCGTATTGAATAGTATGTCTTTAGTTTCGTCTCCCTTCATCAAGTCTACTGTCTGTTTAAAAGGATATTTACATACACTACTTACAATCTATTCATCTATGTTAAGTTTTTTAGATACTTCTTTTATGACATCATCTATATCAATCATTCTTTACAGCTACAATATCGAAATATCTAATAAGTCTACTGTCTTTAAGTAGATCAAAGGACATTGTTCTAGTCTGTTTATAAAGAATAACATCACCGATCTTTATATTCATTAAGGTCGAATTGTTACCGGTTTCTTTATAAGTAACAGGGATTTTAATTACAACGCCTTGCTGATAATCAGATTCTACTTCTTTTACCTCGGTCTTAGGAGTTCCTTCAACAGCTTCTACGCCATCAGCATCCTTAACCGGTTTATTATTTGGAAGCTCTGTAACTTCCTTCTTTACCATAATCTTGTCCAGCGGTTTAACAAGAAAGCAATCATGAAATGTATAAGGGATCTTTTCAGCAACACTCTCTGCTAACTGCGACTGATTCATCAACTTCTCTTCGTTCATTTTCTAAGGTTCTTTAGGTAGTTAAGAGTCTTAATGAGATTTTTAAGTACAGTAGCCTTTTCTACTTTAAGGCATTCAGGAGCATTATCCATATCAGTGTCAATGCTCTTAAGATCGCTTGTGTACGTATTAAGCATCTTATCAATCTCATCGAATACATTCACGAAAGGCTTCTTAGGCTCATCCATATCGACAATTCCCTCTTCTGCCATTTCCTTCATATAATCAGCAGATACTGTAAATTCTGATGTGAGCGATGATTTAAAGTCGCCAGAATCATCAGTACGAGTAAACTCATCATGCTGCTTAGCAGTATAACTACCATCTTCATTCAGCTCAAATGTATCACCAGGAACCAAATGCATAAACGGTTTAATAACATTTAATGTTTTTGTCATAGCTTCTATTTTTGTTTTATGTCGCCTTAACGTAATGACATATACATTTGGTTGCAATAGGTAAATATTTTTATAATTTTGCAACTTTTTCACGTATTTTACGTTATACCGGCATAAGAAGGGGGACTATAGGGGGTTAATAAACTTATATAGTCTATATTAACATAAGACTAATAGATTTGTATGAATGATATAGAATTAAATGCTATTTTATACTACGCCGATCTTCTAAGTCTAAAAGAAACTTCTATACCAGTAACAGATAGCTGTAAGTGGTATTTCGTACATAATATGCCAGTAAATAGTGCATGTATAGTAAATCTAATGCCTATATATGATGAAAATAATAAATATTTTATACAAGCTAAAGAAGATTACTATAGACTAAAAGAGAAGTTCTTAGACGATGGAGTTGAAAGTATTGTAGGACACATATGTAATTTGGATGCTCTTGGTTGTATAAATGCAGAGCAAATGCTCAAGTGTATACACCAATATAGTTCCCGTAGGGAACGAGCATAGTCATTCAGTAAATACTATAATTGGAAGAATAATCAAATATTTACGCATAAAACAATCAATGAGAACGGAGATGTAGTAGAACAAGAATGTACAAAATATGTGTTACACGCTGAAATAGGCCGCAGAGGACATACGCTTTAAGAAAGCAGTAGAATGGCTAAAAAAGGATTAGAAAACCCGCTTAGAAAACGGGTATTACGATAAAGATAATTTATATGGGAAAGATTTGTAAATACGCTAATATATATAGTAAAGAGTGCACTTCTTATAATTGTAAAGACCACATTATACGTCATGTAGACGATAATGGCGTACTTAAGGACTATACAATGGAAGAGCTCGAACAATTAGTAGACAACCTTGGTAATGATAAAGATGAGAATGGTAAGATACGTAATGTTGAAGCTTTTAACAATGCCTCATCTATACTGTTACAATACTACCAGAAATATGGGTATCCGCACAAAGACGAGTTGTTAAATATGTTAAGTAAAGCAAAACAACGTCCGATTGAAGAACAAGTAACTGATGCATTAAACGATACATACGATGAATACGAAGAAATTAAAGAAGCCTAATGTATATTCATATAAATGCGATATATATCCAACTAAATTAGACATAATATTTGATATAAATTGCATAGAATATTTAAACGATACATATGGCTGGGAAGATGCTCCAGATGCACTATTTGTACAAGATGACGATGATCACTACGGTTCTACGTATGATTTGTTATACAATAAACTTAATATGTACAAAACAATATTGGTAGTATTTGACGGAATACCATCTCCTCCACAAATGGCGCACGAAGCATTTCACGTAGCAAATGGTATCCTAAAGAGCGTAAATCTCGAGTTTAATTACAGTAAAAATACAGGTAACGAGCATTTAGCTTACATAATAGAATGGGCAGTTAAATGTATGTGCGAGGCTATAGAAAAAGAAAAGAAATGCAAGAAAAAGAAGACAAAGTAAATCATCCTTCACACTATAGTTACCTAAAGAAGTTAGTCGGAATAGAGGTAATAGACATTACTAGACATATGGATTTTGACCTAGGTAACGCTATAAAATATATCTTAAGGGCTGGTCATAAAACTGAAGAAGGATACGACGATAAAGCTAAGACCATAGAAGACCTAAAGAAAGCAGTTTGGTATATTAACGATAAAATTAAAACGTTAGAAAATGATAATTAATCAGGAATATAAGATTTGTAATACTCATGGGTATACAATAGAGGACATCTATAGAGACATCGAAATGGCAGCTAGAATATCGTATAAATCTGAAGATAAAATAGAGCTAGGAAGTGCAGAAAAGATGGTAAAACGTCTTATAAATATGAAACACTATAGTCCTCTAGAATTTGGTACGGTATACATGGTAATGACAGATAAAGATGAACAGGACAAAATCTTCTTAAAGCAATTCTGCATTAATAGGTTTACAGTAGTAAAAGACTTTCAAGAAGGCGATATTCATAAATGGTATATAACCACTAATTACCGTGTAATTGTTGAACATCACTGGGAGCATATAATGAATAAATATCTACAAGCTCCTACAATATACCATGAAAGACGTACAATAGTCAAATTTCTATGCCCTAGAATCATATCACAAATGTTTATGAGACATAGAGTGTTCTCATTCTTGCAGGAATCACAACGTTATTGTAACTATACAAAAGATAAGTTTAAGCACGATATAGATTTCATAAATCCAGTACAAGGAGAAGATAAAGAAGGAGTATTTGAACAGAGTATGTTTGCTGCAAAAGATGCATATTTTAACCTAATAAAACAAGGGTGGAAGCCACAAGAAGCACGATCTGTACTCCCTAATTATACAGCTACTTCCTTTTATATGTGTGGATTTAAAAAAGACTGGGATGATTTCTTTGCAAAGCGTGATATCCCACAAGCAGATCCTCAAATGTACGATTTAGCACATAAATTACACCTAGAATTCATTGAGAAAGGTAAATGCAAATGAAAAAACAATTAGATGAAACTGAGCGTAATAGAATGCTCAAGTTAGTTGATGAAGCTAAGAAACGCGGAGAAGACGGAATAGCTAGTATGATACAATTAGCTATAGATCTTAGTGATAAAGGGGAATACGATAAATTCATACAAGTATTTAGTGAAAATGATTGAAATATTACTACAATTGTCGATCATAGTTGGTATAAGTTTCTTTGTCGTCTGGGTGGCGTCTCCAGATAAAAATATAGAAACATATAAGAAGTACATCAAAAACGTGATCGAATCTACCATAACTGACGCATTTAGTTTATATCCAGACCAGAAAGATACAATAGTGTATATTAGGAAAAGATTATTGGGTAATTAATATAATCCGGGTTAGCCTAGCTAGCTCGGATTTTTGTTTTTTAAAATTTTTTGTTTTACGGACATAAAAAGAGGAAACAAAAATTTTTTAATATGAATATAGAAAGTGGAAACTCTATTAGTTAGCCCCCCGGGATGCTTTAGCGAATGGAGACACCCCCACCTAAACGTTCCAAACTCCGAATACTGAACCAGGCTGGATTAAAACTTAAAAGTATGAATAGATTGGATTCTTTCTTGTTTGTAGTGATAGCATTCGGCGTAGCGCTGTTGTATGTAATCACAATGATAGACATCGTTGGATTTGGGGATAAGATATTATTCACAATTGTCTTCTTGCCAATGATTGTGGTTTGCCTATACATACTAAAAGAAGTATGGAGTAATAAGTAATGTGTGGTGTGCACGTCATTTGGCGTGTGCAATTCACACTTAAACGTTCCATACATACCACTTAATTCACATGCGATATTGCACTAACATTAAATTAACAAACATATGCTTACATTACATCAATTCACAACCTATTGCAAACGTCACAACCTCACAACTGTGGTCATATCTGCAACATTCATGATACATAACGACGAATGCCTTGGCGAAAGCATAAGACTCTCACAAGATAACCCCAATTCGTACGAAGAGTATCAAGAAGATATGTTCACATACAACACTGTTCGCATGCTGTCTCCAGCTGATGCATACGACGAATTGCAGTATTCCTTCGCAACTCCTGACTATCTCGTAAAAGCACACATGCATTCATTAATGCCTAAGCGTGCTGTATTCTTAAACGACATCGAAGACCTTCCATTCTAACTACACAACAAGCGGCGCACCTTGCGTGCGTTGCTTTGTGTTCTTAAACTGTCCATACACAGTCGGCTCTATCATAATGCATAAACTAAAAACATACAATTATGGAAAAGACAAACATGAAAATGATCACAGTGTGGCGTGTAGGTATTCAAGGTGGTAAAGCCCAGGGATATGGTTGGGCATGGTCTCCAGAGTTTCCATCTATTGATGCAATCTGGGAGGCATACAAAAATTGGTTTGCCGCAAATCCTATGAGGAGTATTAAATTTCGCAGGGAATTTAAATACATACCAGAATAGTCACATGGGCATTGGTGCAGCTTTGCTGTGCCTTTGCCCTTTTCTTTTGCAATCTTTAAATACATCATATATGAAACACTTTTTCGTACTCTTTATGTTGTCATTCACACTGACAGCAGCTGCAGCCACACAGCGAGATACAGTTGGCATTACAGACAACATTACTAAAACTATCGTAGATGAACAGCTTGTCAATGGCAAGCATGTTACACGGTATTATGTTATCTCTGGAGGTAGGCTCATTCCCTCTAATAGAGAGACTGTACGTGCTATCGAACTTTGCCGTAAATACAACGCTAAATGCGCTCTTGCGGCTATTGTGAACACCAAGACTAAGCGTGTATTGCGCATTATTCTTGATTGATTAATAGGCTAATTGGGTCACTTCGTGACCCTTTTGGCCCTAAACTTTCCATACACACGGCTTAATTTATATGCACTAAAAATACACAATTATGAAAAATTCAGCATTATTTATCATTTTGGCCTTTGCGTTAGGCCTTGGCGTTGGTCTCTATTCAGGTTATCGCAATGGTATGCGTAATCCTGACTTCTGCAACTACGTTGAGAACCTTGAACGTGTGGACAGTTGTTCACGCGTAATCATTGACAGGCATGACCTTGTCGACAAAGATGGGTCAGACGAAATGTCTGATTTGCTTCAGGCATATCATGACATTGACGAGTTCTTGGATGACAACATCTAAGAGCATACTTCCCTGAGCACCGCGCAAGCGGTTGCTCTCGGAAATATATGCTTTGCTTCTCTCGTGAACATATGCTTTTCCAGCGTTATTTTACACTATGGATATATGCTTTGTAAATATCGGTAAACTCCCCAACGTAGCCTGGATATTTTAGCGAATCATTTTTGCCCCTTAAACTTCCCATACTTCGACCACTTGAGGAACACGCATTAACAATCAAACATCATGATAAAGATTAAAAACTTAGAGAGTCTTACAGCATTCTTAACAAAACATGCTGATGAACCTGCAGAATGTGTCTCTATTACAGAGGTACATGATGTCAAAAGAACAACACTACTTTGGCCACAAGATCATGTGGACATTAGATATTGTACACAAAGTGGCAAAGTAGGTGAAATAAGTTTTATGCCAGAAGATCCAGACTTGAAAGAATGGGTTGACTTTTAGGGAATGAGGGATTTGTGGGTATAACTCACATTTCCCCTCCTTAAACTGGCCATACTACGCCTACTTTAGCAAAAAGCACACGTACACATAAATTTGTCATCTGGTTTGAGTAGCCTGTGTGCATTGAGGAGAGATAAATTCCCATCTATCCTTTTTTCAAGTCTACTCTCTTCCACAACCAGATGACACCTCTTAATATATAGCCTTTGTTTGAATATTAACTTTAAACACACATATATATGGACAGAATTATTCAGGGTACGGAGTTATCAAACTACCGTACAATCGGTATCACCCTTGGAACTTCAAAAAAACAGAATAACCAAGGTCAAATTTCAAAGTTTGCAGTATTCACGGTGCAAGATACCTATACAGGCTTCGCAGCACCAAAGCGTACCATCATGTTTGAAGAAGATATGGGTATGGCTTTCTCAATTCTGCAAAAATACGTAGATCCTACCATTGTTGATCCTCGTGGTGGCCAAGTTGTGTCATTGACTCAACTACAGGCTAACAACACTGATTACCAAATGGTTAAAGGTCTCCTTGAGATCCCAGGTATGATGGCTGTATCAATGCCTTTGCGAAAAGGCATGTGCTATGCTAACGATGTAAACGGCAACCAAATCGTTGACCGTGTAGGAAACCGAGTAAAACGTGACCATGTTGAAGTCATGGTCATTGTGCGTTGTATTCGTCCGGACGATAACGGCCAATCACGTACTGACTATGTGAGCGGTTGGGACCCAGAGTCTCAACGCGACAGAATAGAGTCACGCTTTTATACTGTACCAGTTACAGCACAGGCTACAGGTATGGCGCAAGGTGACGAGTTTATACCCGTACAACCTGCACAACCTGCACAACAAGCTACTCAACAACCTGCACCTACACAGCAGCCTGCACCTCAGGCTCCACCACAGCCTACAGTACAGCCAACTGGTGCACCATTCTAACACTCTTCTACCATTATGGGGCCCGCATAAGCGGGTTCCATTTTGGTCGCGAAACCACCTAGAAGGATACCATTTTAGCGAAAATTTTAAAAATCCCCTGATGAGTCTTTGAAAATTAAGACGAAACATTCTCAAATGCATTATGAGAGTGTCGGGATGCAATTCAGCATTCAGATGCCGCCGCAATCTGTGATACGCTAAACAAATCAGTCATCATGGCACAGCATGGCGAACTATCGCTTAAATAGTAAGTATTTAAAATTCGGTTGGGTTCCCTCAGCCCTTCACGACTGAAATAGAGGGCGTATTACGAAGCAAAATTGTTTGAACAAATAGTTGAAATTGTGAACAGGTTTGTGGAGAGCAATGTAATACGAATATGCCTATCTTCAACTGTAGGCATATATTTTAAACTCGCCCTGCCCGTAATTTTGCAGCGGACTAACGACGTGACCTACACGTAATGTGGCAATGAAGTATTTACCGTTTTAGCTTCATTGAATGACCAAACGGCGTCATCCAGGAGACGTAAAAATTCATACTGATGAGACTGGACGAAACACAGAGAGAA